ATATCCATATGTCCATTAAAGATTAGCACTCGATAACATTCATTGATAAGGTGAAAGAGATTGTCGATATGCTCAAGGACATGGTGTGCTTTGATTTCATCAACAGAATTGTCTTTGAAAGGTAATTTCATTCTAGGATTATCAAGATCCATAACAATATCGATAGAATCCTCCTGTTGATATTTATCGATACTTGTCCACCCTTCTTGCCTGACTATTCCAGCACCCAAATCAATCTTTATACTTTTCTTAGGTTCTTCTTTCATATTAAAAATCCTCCAAAGGAAGTGTTAGTTTTTTACTGATCCTATCCTTTTCTCCTATCACGTGACATCCTGCATTAACACCTTTCTCCCCAAGCTGCAAAAGTTCAAGATGCTTACATTCACCTTCTACTTGTGTAAAGGTAAATCCTTTTTTCCTTGCTTCACTTCCAAAAAGTACATCATACATTCCATATACTTTGTGTGGGTCAGCAGAATACCAAGAAAGATTAGATATGTTGAATGCTTTATCAGCCTTAAATATTGGCTTATCAAATGCCTCAAGAACAGAGCGTTTCATAAACGTACATCCAAATCCTGTAAAGAGAATCTTACCTGTAATCTCTGATTTTACAATTGTGTTATATCCCCCATTAAACCCATAATCTACGGCTGCAATATCAGCTTCAACCATGATATCGAGAAATCTATCAAGTGCTTTAACAGGAGGTACGGTATCCTCCTCAATCCACCATATGTATGCAATATCTGCATCTCGTAATGCTTGTTCTGCAAGTGTATTAAAGCATTCGGGGATGGGAAGACTGTTTGTTCTAAAAACAACGATGTTGGGGTAAGTGCTTCGTACATCCTCAATGTACTGTTCAACTTCAGTAAAAGAGAGTCCTCTAGTAGGCACGAGTATTGCGACTTTTGGTTGCTGTTTTATTTCCATTATCGTATTTTTACTAGGATGAATTAGCTTTTTTAGCCTCATTCTCCTTTTGTATTTGTACCATTGTTGGGGCAAGTTGAATACATCCTTTACAGTAATATTCTTTATTAAATACTTCAAATGCTGCCTTTTTCTTGCATAACTGACAGAAATGTTTTGGAGTATAAATTGCAAATGTTCCTGCAAGGTTATCATAAAAAACACCAATTTCTTTACTAGAAGAATGTCCCACTCGTGGAACGCATATTGAATTGATAAGATTAATAGCAAGTGTCTTTGCCATCTCCCCCATCTCTTTTATCACAGAGTACGTGTTTATTAATGTCAGTTCACCTTTGGTAAAAGTATACTCTGATTTTGTATAAAACCTTTCTGGATACTGCTCTTGTTCAATAGCTTTATCTTCAGTTGTCATAAACTATCCTTTATGATGTTGTCATCAATACTTTCATTCATTGTGTCTGAAAAACCATCATCTGTTTCTTTTATAATGTTTGGCATGGTCCCCTTTTCAAGGTTGTCTTTATAGTTCTTCATTGAAGCATTGAAACAGTTACCAGGATGCAACATATACATCGGTCCACCTTCTGAGAAACGAGCTTGATACAATTCCTTTGCTGGACGATGACAATAATGACACCGCTTTTGATAAGAATTACCCTTATTCTCAAATCTGAGCCTTCGTACCATTGTCATTGTAATAACTCCTTTCCTTTTCTTGTAAATGTTCTTTTCTTTGGTTGTGTATATCCTGTATCTTCTATTGACTCATTGTAATGTGGATTCAAATAAGGAACAACTCGTGAATGAATATTCTTCTTGCATTCTATACAGAAAGCAAAGATAACTGATTTTCCATCTACCTCAGCACTTAGTGTTGACACCGCTGTTACATGCTTTGGACAATCTCCTGAGAACCTATATTCAAGTTTTATTTCCTCTGGTTCTTTTGCTGTAACAGGTTCTGGTGGTTTAGCTCCTGATTGGCTTCTTGGAAGTGGTATAGGTCCTGATGGTGTATCTACCATGATTACGTCGTCTGTAGACGATTCTGTGACCTTTGGTGATGCTTTCTGTGGTCCTTCTATTCGGTTAATCATCTCCATGAATTCTTGGTCTGGTAACATTTCAGGAGGAATGCTTTGTTGTGCTGAATTATCCATTGAGCTTCTTTACCTGCCCTTCTGTTGGTAATGCTATTCCTGAGTCCTTAGAAAGAAGCCGATTATATCGCATCTTTGCAATCTCTCCAACCAACTCCATATCATGTATTGAGAGAACTGATAACCCACTTCGCTCAAGATCGGTAAGCGTTACAAGCATCTCCCTGAGTCTTTCCTCCATATGTCTCAGTTGCTCTTCGGTAAAATTAAAATCTTCAACCAATATCTGTTCAATTGCAAGCGTATATTCCTGTGCAGTCTCCATCATTGAAGTTCCTACTCGCTCAACTTCTTTGAACGCAGCAATATGCTTCTCAGATAACTCCATCTTTCCGTTCTTTTTCTCAATTACTGGTAAGTTATTTTTCTTTTTCATTTGGTGTTAAGAAAATGTTCTGTATAATACTGCATCGATACCCTATTGTCGCATCACCTTCAACTTTTGTTGATAAAATAATCTCTGTAACAGGTATCTTCTTTGGACTCCACATGGGAACAAGTATTGATTGTTCCTCAATAAACTGTGCATCCTGATCGAGAACTTCTATTCTCTGCCCATTCTTTGCATTAATCAAATAAGTAATCATTATTTCTTGTTCTCTTCTTACCGAAGTCCCTTATCCTACAAGCATTATCAAAATAAAGACGAGGAGGATACGAATGCTTTGACTGTTTCTCCTGCTTTATCACCTTTCCACATCCACAAGCGCATAGTCGTTCAGCAATCATACTTCTCCCTAGTTATAAACCAAAAAAGATAGGAATGTCAACTATCAATAGGGATCGATGTTGACACATATTATAGTAATACTATATACTATGAAACAGGTATACCTACCGTCGGGGTAAGTTGTGTTGGGGTGGGATCGGGCATGGCAGTCAGGGTTAGTCTAGTCAAATTATGTCAAGGCATGTTGTGGCAGTCATGGAGAGTTAGGTTATGGCAAGGAGAGTCATGATGAAAGGGGGTGAATAATAATGAGTGAAGATGTATTAAAAAAATTTTCAAGTAATACTAATATTCTCAAGTTCAATGAGGATGGAGAGATCTCTGGAATATACAAAAAGGTGTATGAGGAAGATGATCCATTCAGTAAGGATGGAGGAAAAAGGCTTATTTATCTTATTAAGTCTGATGACGACAATAAGGAGAAGCAGCTTTCTTCAACATCAAAGCGACTTGCGAGAGCGATGTATGAATCAGGTGCAAATTTTGGGGATCATATCACGATTATGCGTTTTGGTGAAAAATACGAAACAGCATTTAAAGTGAAAGTGTCTGCAAAAGAACAAGTAACTGAAACTGAAGAAGCAGTTCCTGATATCGCAGCAGACTTTTAAGGGCAGTCATGGTGGGTCTAGTTATGTTATGTCAAGTCATTTTATGTTTTGGCAGTCATGGAGCGTTGGGGCGAGTCATGGACAGGTTGGGAGCGGCAGGAATGGTTTCATGTCTAATCTGGGGTGTTCTTCGGTCACAGGAGGGCATCCCTGATGAGGTATGAAGTAATTATGAAAGTAGGATCAAAAACGAGTTTACATTTAAAATCAGGCGCATACGCAGCAATGCTAGGAAGAATGCGTTGTTTTTCTTGTAGAAAAAAGATTGTTGTACTGTTAGGAGGTAAGATACAAGATCTTCTTTGGGAAGATAAATTTTATTGTGAAGGATGTATCTTGCAGGTATCTCATGGTATTAAAATGCCAAGACAAATCTTTAATCCAATTTATTGGATACCTTGTCCTATCGAAGGATGTAAAAAGTATCGCAAACGATCTTTTCCTTCATGCTCAGAACATTTTGTATTAGTACCAAGCAAAAATCCTCCTGGAACTGCAAAAAAACTGAGAAGAAAAATCTATTATGAAGTAAAAAGGAAACCAAAAGTAACTGATTCATCATTTAATTCTCATGGTGATACAGGAACTCTTAAAAAAGACCTCGCTTTTTGTCAAAATTACGACTGTCCTGATAAAAAACCACTACTAAGAAAAGAAATGTACAAAATGAGAGTTGGTAATCTGAGTTTACGACCAATGTACTTTTGCTCTGTATGGTGTAAATTTGTTATAAAGGGAGAGAATCCTTCTGAAAGATATAAAGAATGGGTTTGACCTCTTGACATTTCTTCTGTTTTTTTCTATAAATATCATGCTAGAAGAGATAGGTTATTTAAGACTCTTTGATGTGGGGTTTGGGAGACCTAACCCATCTAGCACCTCACATTAAGGGGTCTTTTTTATGTTTAAATTATTACACTCTCAACATAGGTATTCAGTAATCAAGCGTATAAAAAAAGACTCTTTAGGAAGAGAATACGTAATATGGGTATGTAAATCTTGTCCTCATCTTAAAATTAGATACATTAATTTAGAAAAGGGATAGAGCAGCAGAGTAGATTAACTGCAACCTACCGTAAGAACCATTGACAGGGATGTAACAAGCGGTTTCCCGTCCTTTAACTGTCAGTAAGTGTTCAGCTAGACATCTGTGAGGTGAAGACCAAGCCAGTGATGCTGATAATAAAAACAACGAGGTTCTGGTGTACTTATTCTTATAGGGAAGGAGAGAGTATATATACTCTAGTTTTGTCATGCAATATAAATACTATTTACTTTTAGAACTTGAAGTGAGAGTAAAATACAAAGAAAAGTTACTCAATAACTGGAAGAAAGGAGTACCTTTCTTTACTCTTGAGCCATATGAAAAGAAATACATTCTAACAATGTGTAAGAAAGATATTGATTGGGGACAATATAACAAAGTATGATACCACCACTCACCTTACAACTTGAACAGGCTGAAAGATTAAGAAAAGCAAATCAACTGAGAAAGTTTGGTCATCTAGCAACTTGGAAAGAACTCTTTATCTTTCAATGTACTGTCGCAACGCCTGAACAGATACAAATGATATCAGGATATGCCTATAGGAAAAATCATGGGGAACCTATAACATTGCCACTAAAAGATTATGCTATTCAACAAAAGTTATTGACAAGTTAATTGTTTTTTTTTAAGGTAAAAGAATGAGTAATATCATATCATTTGACATCATGAAGTACACAAAGGACACACTAGGTTTTCAGCCTAGTGCAAAAGCTTTGACAAGTATTTTATCTGTTGTTAAGGCAAACTTTCCTGGAGTAACACACATTGCTTTTTCAATTCCTCTTAATTCTACGGATCAATTTAAGCAGTATGGGACTACTCCTTCCCCTCTTTCTGTTGAAGCGTTTACTGATATGGTTCTTGATGTGATTCACAATGCAGGGTATGGAACGATTATCAGAGGTACTGATTGTGGTATGGAGCAAATCTATAATTTTCCTCTTATATCGAAGAACCCTACCTTTTATACCACTCAGGTGGTAGGGTGGTTAAATCTTCATAAGTCACATCTAGCAAACGGTGATGTTGGGGCATTCTATACTGAAGCTGATGGGCATATCAATTACAACGGTGCATCTCCAGTTGACGAAGGGTCACATGACTGGAGAACTGATTACAATGCTCTCTGGCAACAATTGCCTCTTACGGTTAAGAAGTGGGGTACAGCAAATGGGTTATCACTGTTATGTCACACCTCAGTAAATGGAACTTCTATTTCTAATGCATCGTATGATGGGAGGACGTTTAATGTGAGTGGGGCAGATCAGTTGCAGAATCAGGATGCTATTAATGCTCAGGGTGGGATGATTATTGACTGGTACAACTATGGGAATGCCCCAACGGATGAGGCTGGGTATATTTCGTGGTATAAGGAGTCACTTGATTTCTTTTCTAGGTTGCATAGTGGGAATAGTATTTTCGTTCAGGAGTGGGGGGATACGAGGGGAGATAAGGGTGGTGTAATTCAGAAAAACGATCCTGGGTTGTCGGCAAACTTGGCAGATCAAGTATTCTTTCCTTATTTGAAATCAGGGAAAATGTTTGGGATAAATTTCTGGAATTTGTTTGATACGCCTCAAGAGGGTATCTTAAGTGCTGGAGGAAATGACATTATGTATTTGAATGGTGGGGGAGCAGTGATGCTTAATCAAAAAGGGATACTTCTTGCAAGCATTTTTAAGAAATGGTTTGGAGGGCTTACACCTACACCAGTGCCGACACCCGTTCCAACTCCGACACCCATTCCTACGGGTATTACAGTGTCATCAGAGGGGGTTCCAGTAGGGTCTCCCCATTATCATGATCTTATCTTTAATGGGAAAGTGTTGGGGAAGATAATTATTTACTATTAACGTGTTTACTTCGGATGCGCTACCCCGTTATTGACATAGATGCATACCTCCCATACGCTCTCCGCATGAGCTGCATACACCTATTGTTTTATTTTTATCGCTCATGATTCACCTCCACCTTTTTCAGTCTCTTGGTAAGGAAGGACTCGATATCTTGAGGAATTACTGATATATGCTCGCTCAATCCAGGTATAACTTTCTCGGTGGCTTGATGCTCAGAGCACCATTTAAATAATTTAGGTATTTCTTTCAGTATCTTCTCAATGGTTGGTGATAGTGGTTTCATGTTTTTTGTACTTGTATTAACGCTCGTTCTAATCGCTTAAGCATTTTTTTCTCTTCTCGTAAAAGATTTTCATATTTGTAAATTCTTAATCTGCTTCTTGTTACCATGCTTTTAATAATCCACCACGGTTTAATTGCATAACTACTTGGCACTCGTTGACCCCTCTGTGCTATCAGGACAGACAATGCTTGCTGTTGGGTGACTCTGTACCGTATCAGCGTAGACAACACAATTCTTTCCATGAATAGATACTACCTGAAGTACTTTGACATCTTTACTTTGTGGAGATTTACTTGGCTCATTATTCCAATCTTTAGGAAGGAAAAAGAAGATAATTCCAACGGTAAACCCTAACAAAAAGAAAAAAAGAAAAAGTAAATAGTTTTCTTTGATAAATATATTTCTCATAAAAGAATCCTTTCACTATGTATTTTTTCTTTATTCATTTTCTGTTTGTAATTACCCTTTGGCATTGACGTAATATGATAATGCGTCTTACCAGTTAACTTACATGAATATGCATTTTCATTCTTTCGTTTCTTCCCTCGTCGAATCGTTGTAAGTGCTTCATTCTTTGTTAAATACGGTATTTTATTGTAGCAACTCCTATTTAACTTTGTGCTTTTGCTGATCTTTGTAATATCTTTCATATTTCTCAATCGCTCTTTGTAAGTTTCCCCTTCCCATCCCAAATAAAAACCTTATCTCTTCATAGTATTGTTTCTTTGTCATTTTTTCCTCAAGTAAATCAAGTGTCCAATTAAACAGATCTTCTTCTGCAATCTTTGCAAAGAGTCCTTTGAATTGGTTGTAAAGAAGATCATTTGTTATGAAATATGCTTTGAAAAGGTCTTTTCTGTTCATGTTTGAAAGTTGTCTCGCATCACAAGCGCACGGATATTCTTGCAATACTCAGAAAGAATAGTCCACTTGTAATAAAGTCGTCTCACATCCGCTTTAAGCTCCGACACTCGTTCACCTAACCCCTCCTCATTAAGAATTGATTTGACTTCAGCCTCTTTCATGGGTAGGGTCGCCATCCCAGAATGCAGATACAACTCTGAGTACCGTTTCTCATACTCGAATTCTATTTTCTGGAACTCTTTCGCTTTGATTTCGTATTCACGAAAGATTTCATACATTTTGTTGTTAGCTTCTTGAAGATTCGTATGAATTCCCCCTTTCGGACTTGTGGTTTTTATCCCATTCACGAATAAGTTTTACCGTTTCTGCTGCTTCTTTCCATTCTTCTCGATCATTTGGTAGTGTTCGCATATCGCCAGTCCAGCCATGATGCTTATTGTCCAACATCAAAACTTCTCCGAGTAATTCCTTTTCTTCAATAATGATTTTCTCTCTTTTAAGAATTTCTTCGATATTCAAAACTTTTTTTACTATTTCTTCAAAGGTTATTGTTTTCATAATTAACACTTTCCGCAGTGGTCAGGATCAACACAGTTACGCTCGTGACTCAACCAGTCTAATTCTTCTACTTTCTTCTCAAGCGCAATGATCCTATCAATCAATTGACTCATGAGTGTTATCTGTCCCTGCTCTATATCTAAAAGACTTTTAATGTCACTTGATAATGTATCTTTCATTGTTTCCCCTCATCTCGTAATGTCTTGACATATTGTTCAAACGTAAAAAGCGTATCAATAAGAAAGTCCTGCTGTCTTTTGTTGAGAACTGAATAACTCTTTTTATCTGTCTCAATAATCGCTTTTGATAAGATAGAACATACCGCCATGAGTGATATAACTTGTGTCTGTAACTCCTCAAACTTATCTGAACCAGGCATAGTACTTGCTCCTCTCTTCATACTTGATAATGTCAATTGGTAAGCCTACTTGCTTGCGTGTCCAATTATAAAATATTCGTCCAGTTCTTCCATTCCCATCAAAGAACGGATGAATGTACTCATAAGCAATATGCTGATCTCGTATCATATCTGCCAGATCTATCTCATTAATCTTCTTTGTATTCCCTTCAACAATCGTTTCATTAATCGTACCAATTAACTCCTCAAGTGCTGGCTTAATCTTCCAATGATTTATCCCCTCTCGTCCCCCAATCCATACAGGGCCAGTTCTAAACCTCCCTTTCCATGAATCATCACAATCCCTTGTTCGCATAAGAATCTCATGCGTCTCAAGAATATTATTAAATGTTAACTTTGTGAATCTACTCAGATAATTCCATGCACGAATTGAATCATCAAGTGCCTCTTGTGACCACTCCTCCTCAATGTGATTAGACTCCTCAAGAAAGTTTGTTACCTGTAATGCGTTTGGTTCTTTCATAAATTAATTATCATATCTCGTGTATACGTGTCCCCACAACCTGTACAGGATACCCCTTCAGAGGTCACAGGTTGCTCGTAGACGAACGTTCCACATGATTCGCATACAAAGATACCTCTTGACTCATTCCCAGGAATATTATCAAGTAATTGTTGCTGCTTTTCGATGTAATCTTTGAGTGTCATATTATTTATACCTATCATTATACCATAAATCGTTATATATGTCAATATACCTGTATTTTGTTATAGAGGTAAACAGGGGAGAAACGAGAACCAAAATAATTTCTGATTTGGGTACAGGATTTTGTAGCGTTGGTCACGGATGGATTTTGGGATATCTTATTTTCAAGATTTTACTTTTTTGAGAAAGTAAAAAATAAAAAAAAATATAAAAAATAAAAAAAAATATATGATTATTCAGCTTCATCAGTGCCATATCTATCAATTGGCATATTCTCAAGGACTATTGGGTTGACCCCATTTAATTGATCCAAAGTTGACCGTCCTCCACCTCGTGTTCTGACCGTTATTCTTGCGTTTCGTAGTGCTTTGGTTGCAAAGCCTATCATACTCACTTGCTCACGTTTTTTTGCGTATGCTCTATACAAATGCTCGCATGAAAAGCAAAACGACACAAGAATTGTATAATTTCTTATATTGTCTCGATCATTATGTTCTGAAATGAAGTAACCTTTTACTTTTTCCTCACACCCACGACACAAAAATACTCCCAGTCTTCCATAAAAGTTATGTTTGCAAAAGGTTAGATACTTTTCAATAACAAAAAGATTTTTAGGAATAAGCAGAAGTGGCTTTTCTTCTTCTTGTTTCCAGTAATATTCACTTGGTAAATCTCCTTGTTGTACTTTTATTTTTGTTATCTGTTCAAGGGGAATATATTGTTTTGTGTACTGAATAATGTCTGTTCTTATTTCTTCAGTTGGTAAGGTTGGATCAGCTTGCATCGTTCGTATATTATTCGCAAGAGCTGCTCTCTCAGATGAACCACTAGTGTTAAACGTATAGTATTGGTTTAATAGATCCGTTAAATGCGGGTTTTTACGTTCTATCTGTGTCTTTATGAGGGTAAGTCTATATAAAATCATAGTATTATAGCCGTCTACATACAAGTAAACGGCTCTTGTCTTAATCAGATTATCTTGCGTAGATAATCTTTCTTGTCGATTGCTTTGACACTACCTTGTCAACTGCTCGCTGTGCCTCAATACATGAGGGGCACTCTCTCTTTTTGAGATGATTGCGACAATGAACACAAAGCTTTTTTTCTTCTTTATCAATGAGTTTTTGTTTACTCTTTGAAGAATCAAAACTAGATCCACCACCAGGAGATAGGGAAAGTACTTGTTCGCCTTCAATAACTTCTGATATGCCCCTTGCCATGTCTCTTTGACTCTCTCTATTCATCCACCAATCAAGATAATCATCTTCCTCATCTATTGAGGGATTTTTTGATTGATGCTTGGCATAGTCTCTTTGCCACTTGTTATAGTCAGACGCATAACTTCCCACGTATGTATCAGCACTAGAATACTTTGAACTACTTGCGTAATGCTCCGAAAAGTACGGCTTTGCTTGTATCGTTACTTTACTTACTGCAATTGACCCATTCAGTGAATAAAAGCTGTACTGTATATTCTGCCCCCCGTCAACAAACTGAAAACCTCTATGGCCCCTGAGTGCCTTACGCAAGTGATCTATATCACTGGAGTAATACACTTGATTGCCTCGTATCGCATAACTAAACACTTGGTCATGTACTGCTACATTAAGCGTATCAAGCTCTCTTTGATCCACGTAAGGAATAGCAAATGATCCTTGTAACTCTTTAAATGCATCAAACTTATTTTTCTTATGATTCAAGAGATATCCAATGATTTGACTATCAACCTCATACTCGACCCCAAACTTTCTCTCAAGTTCAAAGAAATTACTCAGTACCCCGTTATGAGTGAAAAAGTAATCACCCTCTTTAAATGGATGAGCGTTCTCACTTGTTACCGCACCATGCGTTGCAAACCGTGTATGTCCCAAAATCGTTATAAACGGTTGACGACGATATGCACAAAGTAATGTTATAAGCTTTTGATCCTTGAAAAAGGTATCAGCTTCGACAATGTTTTTATAGATAATTGCCTTACTCGGCTCTTGTCCAATAAGCGCAAGCCCTGTACTATCACGACCTCGTGACACGTTGAGTTCGCCTAACTTCTTAATGATCCCCGTTGTTTGTTTTGTTGGATTGCCTGTAAATCCGTAAATACCGCACATAGTAAATAATTATAGGATAGTAGTAATGCTACTTAATCCTATAATGTCTTTTCACCTCCTTTCATAAATTGACCCTTATTGTTTCGCTTTCTTTGCATATTATGGTATTGAGCATGACATATCTTATGAGCCTTGGATATGTTATTCTTGATATATCCTATAGCGTTATCTATTCGATGAATAATCAATGAAAATTCTATAGGTTTGTTACAAAATAGGCACACATTTGGTAGTTTCTCAATGTCTTCTTTTGTTACTGTTACTGTTCTGTTTTTGTATGATTCAGTGTGATTGATTCTCCAATTCATATTTTTGATAATTGCACTCCCTCTTTTACTTGCACATGCTTTACATTCTGGTCGCAAGCCGTCCGAGCTTCTTTTGTCCTTGTCAAATTGATAAGCATATCGTTTCTTCTTGCAGATACTACATGCTTTCTCAAGCATAAATTCTTTACCGCAATGTATACATAAATGGTTACATTCCATATAAAACCATTATACTACACTTTTTTGCTTAATAATTCCCTCTAGGCTCTCAACTAGAGGAAACTATAAACAAACAAAGTATTAACTTTGTAAATTTGCATACTCAGCCTCATAAGCTCTATTGATCGTTCTATAGTCCTGTTCAGCCTTTGTATATGTCTTTTGTGCCTTTTGTATCTTTTTAATGTTCTTAATGATTTTACCGGCACTTTCTTGCTGCTTGGCTAGATGATCGAATAAGAACTTATGCACTCGACCTTTGAAATAGACCTCTTGCTTCTCAGTCAGACCTAACATATTGCATATATTTGTGATCTTTTGGTCTGAGATCTTTTGGTCAAACAACGCAGTCACTTCACGATGATTGTAATTTTTCAAACAATAGGTGAAGAACAAAAGCATCAAGTTTACCCACTCAATGACTTTCTTGTATTGCGTTGTCCCTGCATGTAACCGTATCTCAATCGTCCCATGTTGACTCAACGCTTGCAGATTCATCGTTTGATACCTGCCATTGTTTGTCGAACTTAATTGGTTGATAAGATTCTGTTTACCTCTCAAGAGCTTTCTTCCATTCTTTTGGTCATGAACATATTGCGAAAGATATCTTTTACAATACGTATTGTTAAATCTTGACCGTGGTTGCGTCGCAAGAAGAAAGTCTTCTATCGCACTCCACGTTAAAATAATCCTATTCATGATAAGAGGCGTGAAAAAGCGTTTATTACTCACATGTAAATGAAACCCACATGATGTATTGATATAGACATCGTTGTCAGCAAATGCATCACATAGTTTTTTCGTTTCCGCTTTTAGCTCTGTATACGTAAAAGGTCTTTCACCCTTGAACTCTACCCCTTCTGTGTCACTGTCAGTCTCAATTGACCCGTCACTGTCCCATTCAAATGGTAAGTTACTTACCGCACCCCGTAAATCATCCTCCTGCTCATCAGGTACTAAAGTCTCTAGCTCTATGCCTAACTTAAAGGATTTATAAGGAATTTTAGGAAGCTCACGTTGTTTAATAATAAAAGGTTTTTTTGTAATACTACTCACCCCCTTTAGTACTTCTGTTTTGTTAGTTTCAACGTACGGGGATAACATGCAGTCAGACCATGACCACCTGCTTTGTGATTCGATTTCAATGCTTATCTCATATGAAGAACTATTGATTCTAATTATTGTCGCATATCTGCCTATGAGGCTTTCCATGTCTCTATTAGTAGAGCAACAATTTTCTGTTCTTTCCCCATTAGCTCTATAACAATAGCCTGGTGGGTGTGTTTTTATAATGACTCTATCGCCTATTTTGTAATTCATATATTTATACTCACAATCTTTACTTAATTAACTGAGAAGTCTAAGCATTATTACTTAGACAATAGTTGCTTTCGCAACTGAGATATTCTTATGTATTGATTAAATGTTGTAATATCTTTTCGCTCTACCCCTCGGGGCATCTTGCGATAACTTGCCTTATCAATCCCCAAATTGCACACTCTTTGTTTTGGTACAAAGCTCAATTCTTTCATGATAAAACGCTGTTAGATTTACTTGTATAAACTATCTAATGCAATACATAAGAATGTATTTTCAGTGATTAATTCTTTGTTATGGGCAGCGTCGTTTACAATGCTATAAATAATAATAAGCTCTTGATAAACATGTATAACAAAATTGTTATCACTCTCTCAGTTGTTAGTACCATTAGTTACTTGTGTAACTATGCCCTAGTCACTCACAATACGTTTTGTTGTTTTGTGAGTTACTTTTTTATCTCTCAAATCGGTATAGATCTCTTTATATGCACTTGAGTAATCATCTATTATGTTTTTAACCGCATAGATAAGAAATGCTATCACTGTCATTACCCCTGCAAAGTATATGAGTATCATCATAATTATTGTATTGTCTGTCATATTATTTATTGTTTTCTTTCTCTTTTCGTATACGTTCATCAAGTGCTTGATTATTTAGTTCATCAAAGATATACGCTCCAAGGCATAGCAGTAACACAAGAACAATGAGTACTTGCGCTATCCAATTGCCCATAAGTGCTAAAATTATTACGATAATAAAAATTAATAAAAACATAGTTATCTTATCAATCCTCTCTTATCTGCTACTTGCAGCATCTTTCCTAACGTCCCGAACGTAAGCTCAAACAGTATCTCAATGATTGTCATGCGTAATGTATTCATAGTTTAATAATCAGCTATAATAAATCTCTCTGTCTCTTTTATCTTAATAACCGTCGTTTTATCCTCTAGCTCTTCCATTGTCTTAATATCCCAGTAAACACCTTGTAACTCTTCAAAAGAATCATACTCAGTGTATTCAGTACAAAGCGCAACCGTATCAAGCTCTATCGTCGTGTCGCAATCTGCTTCGTACTGCTCCAAGTAATCAAACAACGCTCTCTTACCCTCATCACTGAAATAAGTATCATATTGCTCTGAAAAGCTACTCATAAAATCTGTAAATGTCACTGTCTGTGTCATATTATTTATTATTATGTCTATCCTCAATCTTGATTAAATAGTCCACCCCTCTTTGTGGTATATGTATCTGCTTGTTTATTGTCATTGCGTAAAAAGTATCTATCTCTTTATCGCTATAGTCTTCTTTCAACTCGCCATTGTCAGTGCAAGGTATCTGGTAATAAGTTTCACATAACTCTTTAGCACTTGCCTTGTGCGTTGTCATTGTTAAAACTAACAACCCTATCAAAGGTATAATAGTTATTGTTAAAATAATCTTGTTCGTGTTCTTCATATTATTAGCATCCCTTATTGTCTTTTCGCATTTCTTGCAAGTTGTAAATAGTGTGTTGTTCATATAGTTATCGTTAAGCGTCAATCACTTAATCTAATTAGTATTATACTACATACATATCAATATGTCAATAGATAGATATATCAATAGATAATAGTATACAAAAGATCTAAAAGAGAGGGAGGGGAAGGGAAAGAGTAACTGTAGATGTAGGACGTAACAGAACATACAAGAGAGAGGATAGACTCAAATGAACTATAACTATATTTTTGTTTATATATAGGTAGTCGTGCCTAGCTTCTCTTGTCTTGAGGCTAGACGTGTCGTATAAGGTATATTGTGCGACGTAAGATATTGAGCCAATACAATGCGATATAAGGTACATGAAATAAGATCAATGTATAAATCATCATCTTATTATCTTTCTCTTGTTATAGAGCATCTCATGACATCAGTGAGGCTGTACACCCACCCCAATGAAGGAGTCCCATCGACTTGAGCGTTACTTCTACTGCCTCTAAAGGTGAAAAAAAATCATAAGTAATCCTTAAACTATTCAAATTTTCTACAGTATTTGAACTTGTTAATCCTTAGATTAATTCAATTTTATTTACTATTTGAACTTACCGTATTGCCTTAAGTAAGGGAGTATTGTAAGATGGTTGTATGGTTAAAACAACATTAGTATTAACAGATGAAATCTATGAACAGCTTCGGAAGGAGTCATTTGAGTCTAGAAAGAGTTACAGTACCATTGTGTGTGATGCCTTACATACGGTATTACATAAGCCCGTAAGTACGGTAGACCGTAAGGATGTAGGCATGAGTGATAATCATGAAGAGCATATTGCCGTACATAAGGATAACCATAAGACCGTAACTACGGTACAGGGTGATAACATAATGGATAAGCTTAAGAAGTTACAAGAGAAGAAGAAAGATACTGTGCTTAAGAGTTTCATTCATCCTAGTGGTGAGATGGATGTTGATAATTACGTATAGCCCCCCCTATGAGAGAGGTTATTGGGTCCCATTGACATAAAAACGGTTTTGTTTTATCGTTACAGTAAGATTTATCTTCGCAAAAGAGGTAAGTCCTATTTATACTCACATGTAAATGAAAAGACCTAGAGTTGTAAAAGGCTCTGGGTCTTTTTTATTGGGGGAGAAGGCTTGACTTACGAGGCATTCTTTTTTATACATAGGGGTATGATATCGAATGATACGCCAGATCCAGATTACTTTGCTTTAGTACAAGAGGGGATGAAGCCGAAGGGTTCAACGCTTCCGCATTCTGCTGATTGGAAAGGGTATGGGACGGGTCCCATGCATCCTGATGATCTAAAGGCAAGGCAGAAGAGGTTAGATGATGAGAATAAGATAACGCATATGGAGCACGTTGAGCAGGGGAAGAAGTTGTATACGCTTAATCCAGTAGAGGCGGAGGATTACCAGTATCGGTTTAAGAGTGGTGCAAATGGGAGACGGAGAAAGTTAACGAAAAAGCAGATGGGTATGGCGAAGTATATGCTTGAGGGGTATACAAGGAGACAGGCAATGTTAAAGGCTGGGTATTCTCAGCATGTAGCAGATAAATCAGTTCTATCACAGCAGAAGACGGTACTCAGTTTCTTTGAAGGGGTGAGGGGTCGGTTTTCAAAGCTTGGTATTAATGAGGACTTTATGGCTGAGAAGATGGCAGAGTGGTTGAATGCTGACAAGACGATTGTTACCAAGAATGGTGAGGTGAGTGTTCCTGATTATAAGACGCAGATTGAGGCATATGACAGATTTAGTAAGTTAATTGATCCAGTGAAGACTGATAAGGGTAAGAAGAGGGAGATAAAACTTACTGAGTGGATATCTGGCGAGAAGGAGGAGAAAGAGGAGGAGCAACAGAGTTAGACGATCTTGGGTCGTCTAAAGGTAGGACGTTGGGTTTTGGCCCCAATAATTAAGGTTCGACTCCTTACCCAAGAACCATTATGATTGATTATGATTTTACGAAGAAAGGTATTGAGAAATTATTCTTTGTTACTGATAAAAACGGTAAGACAATGCCGTTTAAGCTTAATGGGACACAGGACCGTCTTCTTAAAGAGTTAAGTGGTGAGGATTTGGTTCTGAAGTCACGGCAGCAGGGTATATCCACGCTTTTCCTCGCATATATGACGCTTCTCTTCCTCACAACGCCTAATATTAAGTGTGTTGTTATTGCTCATGAGGCAGGGGTGACACAGCGACTCTTTGATCGGGTAAAGGGGTTTCTTGATTCAGTCAAACATAACTATCCAGGGCAGGTTCCGTATGAACTTAAGTACAATTCAAGACGTGAGTTAGTTAATATTAAGAATAATGCCACCTTTTATATTGGTACAGCAGGGCAGAGGTCATTTGGACACGGGGATACTATTAATATACTGCACATATCAGAGTTCTCTCGGTATCCAAATCCAGAGACCATGCTTTCAGGACTGTTGCAAGCAGTTCCGAAAGGTGGTCAGACGTTTATTGAGAGTACAGCGAACGGGTATAACTACTTTTACCGTTTATGGGAGAATACAAAGAATCGAAAGACCTCATATACGAATCATTTCCTTCCATGGTTTGAGACTGTTGAATATGCATTGCCGATTCCTTCAGGGTTTGAGTTAACGGAAGAAGAACTTGAGGTCCTCAATAAGTATCATTTGTCTAAGGAGCAAATGGTATGGAGACGATGGAAGATTGAACAGTTAAATGGGGATCTTGATAACTTTAATGAATCATTTCCTGCAACAGCAGCAGAAGCCTTCATCTCTAGTGGAAATAATGTCTGGAGTAATACACTTCTCTCCTCATATATGCTGCATACCCAGAAGCCACTCGGGGTAGGTAATATTATTGGCTATAATCCTTTGACTTTCGTTGAGAATGAGAAGGGGTATTTGAAACTCTTTAAAGAACCAGAGGAGTTTCATAACTATGTTATTGGTGCAGACGTTTCAGAAGGGAAGATTGTTGCGGAAGGGGACAGTGAACATGAAACAGACTATTCATGTGCTCAAGTAATTGATCGTAATACATATGAGCAGGTTGCAGTATGGCATGGAAGAATCGATCCTGACCAATTTGGGAGGCAAGTTGAATCACTCGGGAGATATTATAATGATGCACTCATTGCAGTTGAACGTAATGCAGTGGGACTTACCCCTCTTATTATTCTACGGGACTTGAACTATCCTAATCTTTATTATCGAGAAATCTATGGACAGATATCTGAGAAACGTACTCCAGAGTTGGGATGGACAACTGATCGACATACAAAAGAACTTATTATTAATGAAGGAACACAATTACTCCGTGAACATCGGGTGACAATCTATGATGAAGATACAATTGATGAGATGATGTCGTTTGTCAGACAAGCAAATGGGTCTGCTTCTGCTGCGAGTGGTGCTCATGATGATCGAGTGATGAGTTACTTGATTGCTCTTAAGATGCTTACGCAAGCAATGCCGACGATTAGAGGTAATCCCATTGAACGATCCGATGCAGAACAAGAAGGGAATATCTTCTATATGAATGGTGTGCCGTTTAATCAGTATGGACAGCCAATTGATCCTGACTCAGCGTATGGGGAGTCTGAGGGGGGAGGGTTTGAGTTCTAATGCAAGAAATTGAAGTAGTACTAGAGATAATGCGTAAACAGTTGCAGGATCAGATCGCTCGTGGGTATGGGATTGCTTCATTTGCCATTCATATTCAGGATGGGAAGATCGTTCTTATTAAGTATAATCAAGAAGTCTCCATGAAGATCGGCTCTTGATTTACGGTAGATAGTTGTTTAGAGTAAAGTGTATGCGATGGTATCATCTTTTTGTTCTTCCTCGTTATATTTCAGGACTAGAGGATCGTCTTTCGGGGCTTGAGAAGACTGCTGTTCTTTATCCAACCTTTAAACAGTTAGAGCAAGAGGTAGTGGATCAGAAGCAAGAGTTCTCTTATTTTAAAGATACGATTGAAGCTCTTGAAAAGAAGTTTGCTCCGTTAGGTGCTCCGAATGAGATTGAGGATGAGGATGATGGATCAATTGAGATAGATGAGAACTATCGAATCCCGATTGTTGATGGTATAAGTATACGAGAAGAAGGTAAGAGTCAGGATTCGGCATCATCACTTCGAATCTATAGTCAAGCACATCCTGAAGTAATTACGAAGTCATCATTAAAGGCTTATGGATCAAGACAAAGCAAGAAGAAGATTAACTAGCGAACAACAGCGAGTTGAAGACTCAAAAACCTCAGATAATAAGGAGAAATCCCAACGTCGGATGTTTATTGCTGATGGAAAAGAACTTCTTGGGAGAGCGGCAGATTCAAGACGACGATATGATTATGAATGGATGGTTCGGGATCTCTTCCGTCGTGGGTATCACTTCAGTCGTTATCAACCAACAACACAAACAGTTATTCTTGCAAGTAAACAGTCTGCGAAGATTCCGATAAACCTTTGTGCTGCTGCAATGCGATCTATTCGTAATCAAGTTACTTCATTTAAACCAAAGTGGGAATGTCTTCCTCGGTTCACTACAGAAGAATCAAAGGTGCAAGCTCGATATACGGGTATGTTTCTTGATTATCTCTTCGATCATCTCCGTCTTAAACATAAGATCAAAGAAACAATTACACAAGGACTCATAACCTCAGTAGGTATTTGGCGAGTATTGTATGACGAACAGCGTAAGGAGGTTCGGATTTATCTTGTTGACCCTTTTGATTTGTATATTGATCCGTATGCTGAGACAGTTGATGATGCTGAGTATATGATTATGGCTGCTCGTAAACCTCTCTCGTGGGTTCTTAATAATCCTGATTATGATGAAGAGGCGAGGGCACAGATTGTTTCCCCTGAAGCACGACTTGCTTACTCTGAGTATAAGCAGTTCATGATTCAAGCTGTGAAGAACATGGCTCAGTATCAGACTGATCGCAATGCAACAGTTATTGTGTTTGATGGGGAGTTTCGTATATGGAAAGAGGGGAAGAGTTTTATTCGTCGAGCGATCTGGACAGATCAAAACACTGATCCACTCTATTATAAGGATACGGAAGAAGAGGATTACACTTTTGCAGTGTATCAAGCGGATATTAATCCTAAAGAAATTTATGGTGAGAGTTGGATGAAGCATACCATGCCTATTAATCGAGTCATTGATATGCTTGAGTCAAGCATTTATGACTATAATCATCGAGTTGCAAAGGGAAGAATTGTTGTTGATAGAGATGCTGGGGTACGAACAATTCACAATGTACATGGTGAGATCATTTCAAAGAACAGAGGGTCAGAGGTGAGAGCACTTGATATGCCAGCTCTTCCTATCTCTGTTGCATCACAAGCAGAGCGAATGATGACATACTTTGAAGATATTTCAGGAGCACACGATGCTTCTCTTGGTCGTGTTCCTGCTGGAGTTAAGTCAGGTGTTGGAGTTGCAGAACTTAAACAGGCTGATTCAACAAATCAAGATGATCTTGTTGATAACCTTGAGGACTTTCTTGAGGATGTTGCTCGTAAAGTAATGAGTGTTGTTTCTAAAGAGTATACAAGCTATCAGGTTGTACAAGCATTAGGACACGTTGAAGAAGAGGCAAAGTACTTCGCTGTTGTTGGAAAGGGTTCTGGGAAGAAGGGGAGTGCTGATGATGCTCATAAAGGTAAAGTTAAAATCGGTCCTGATTGGCTAGACCTTGTTGTTATTGGTGATGATAATAATGTACGGGTAACGGTTGGTTCATGGCTTGGATATACGAAAGAGATGATGCAACAGAAGGTTGAGAAGTATATTGCAGCAGGAATTATCGATCAGAAGACGGGACTTCGGTTGCTCGAATTTGGCAACATTGATTCGATTATTCAGGAAACACGTAAGGAGCAACTCCTAAAGTCTCGGTTGACACAGCAGCCACAACAGGGGCAACATCCAGGAGAACAAGATCAATATACTTTGGCACAGGTTGAAAATCAGATGCTTCTTGAAGGTAAACCAATAAAGCCAGATCCACATGATGACCATGAGGTGCATATTGCAGTTCATCAGGATGCGCTCGGTATGGGTGCAGATGACATGGTTGGACAGCATATTGAACTGCATCAACAATATGCGAATGCTCAATGGGGAACAGATCATGCAGCAGGGTCACAGCAACAAGAACAAGATCAACAAAGGAATCAGCAGGTACAGCAGCAAGGGCAACCTGATCCGAACGCACCACAAGATCCTAATGCAGGTATGCCTCCAACACCTCAAGGACAACCAAGGGGTGGGGGAGCAGTTGGTGGACCAATGCCACAGCCACCACAGGGAGGACAACCACCACAGGGGTAGTAAGAAAGGAGGTGTATTGATCTATGGCAGTAAATAAAAAGAAAACATCAGTTAAAGGAAATCCTTTTCAGGCTGGTAAAAAAGTAGCAATTAAAGGAAATCCTTTTCAATCTGGTAAGAAACAATCAGTTAAAGGAAAAAAAGTAGCTTACAAGTAATATAATCACTCTTGACTTTTCTTAGGAACTTGTTTAATTTGGTTATAGTATAGGTAAGAGGACATACCTCAGCCCCAAAGAAATGGGCTGAGGTTTTTTTATGCGAACAATTAAGAAAAAGCCCAAGATGAGTGGGCGGATGAAACGAGCTGTAGGGATTGTTACAGAATCACGTAGAGGAATTGGATCTCATGGAAGATCAAAGGGGTCACGAAGAGGGAGTACAAGATAACTATGGCATCAATTAAAAAATCACCATCGCTAAGACAAACAAAGATCTCTGTAAAGGGATTGAGTTCTAAGGCAATGAAATCTCCTTCAATGAAAATGCCTAAGATGGCTATTGCAAAAGTAAAAGCACCAAAGAAAGCAGCTAAGGGTAAAGCTGTGAAGATCAAACTTTAATTATATGCCATTACGAGTATTTACAGATAAATTACAGAAAATTGCAAAGGAAATGCCTGGAATGGAAGGGGATATCGAACCCGTAGATGCATGGGGTGGATATGTTGCTGTTGATAAATATGCTCCAGACAATCTAGCTAAGACACAAGATAATATTCAATGGAAAATACAACTCAAATCAGTAAATGACTTTGACAAGGAGGTGAGACCAAAATAACTATGGCAGTTTCAAAGAATCCAATAGCAAATAAGAATTATGAAGGTCCCGTACACGGAGGAGAGGGAAAAGATAAACTGAAAATTTCAGGGGAACCTGAGTTCTCAGGGGTATATCGTTCCGCTCCTAATCCTAAGCTTTCACCTGCGGTTGGGTATACATCCAAACGAGATGGAGCAGAGGATTCAGCAGGATCAATTAATAGTAAAGTAGGAACAACGGGTTATGGTGGACCACAACGGTTTACGCCTAAAAACCTTGGTGATCGTCACCCTGATGACTTACAACGTTCGTAATATTACGCTCCATTCTTCTCACAACGGGGAATGGGGGGCAAGATTATGAAGCATTTCGCAACCTGATAGCTCGTACAGGTGTTAGCTATAACTAGAATAGTCGGTTCGTGAACGTTATTACAGAGAGAAAGGACGGTGAGAAGCAAATGACTGATGAATTAAATCAAATGCTTCAAGGCGAGAACCAGGATTCTCCCGCTGAAACACAATCAGAAGATACAAGTTCTGGGTCTTATTCTGATACTGGTGCTGATGGCACTCAAGGAACAGAAGGATCAGATGAGGAGGCAGAGTGGAATAAACTCTCGGGAAATGCGACTGATAGATTTCGTAAGGTTTACAATGAACGGCAACGTTTCATACAGGAAAACCAGAAACTACGAGATCTCATATCGCAAGGAGGTGTAGCGCAAGATCAATCAGGAGGAATTAAAATAACTCCACAGGTTGAGCAAGCGGTGAAACAACTTGATACTGTTGGGATTGCAACGAAAGAATACGTGCAAAAACAAGTTCAAGATATCCTTGCACAGAAGACGTATTACGATGAGTTAGGGAAACTTGAGTCTAAACTCGATGGAGCTGATGGGAAGCCACGATTTGCAAGAGAAGAATACTTCGACTATGTAGATCGTCACCCCCAATACAAAAATTACTTACCAGAAGATGTCTATGAAAAGATGTTTACTGAAGAATTAGGTAATTGGAAATCAGACAATCGAGGGACGCAAGGACAGACCCAAAGACGCTCTCAAGCACTGAGACCGACCCGAACTGCATCAAGGGAGACTGACTTAACGGTTGATGAGATCGAGGCAAAGTTAAAATCTTTACCCGAACCTCAGCGATCAGCATGGTATCAAGCTAATCAAAAAAAGATTAATGATGCTGTACAAAAAGCAGGTTCCTAAGTTTCGCTAAGACTCACCTTCTCATTCAATACCGTCGCTGTTTTATAACAGAATTTAACATTGAAAGGGGGTGAGTTTTTTATATGGCAAATATTACTACTACTACAGCAGCAGTTTTTCTTCCAACCCTTTGGTCGGTTGAAACATTGCGAGCTACAGAGACTGCACTTGTTGCTGCTGGTTTGGTGAAGAGATACGATGCTCTGGTTCAGGCTCGTGGTCAAACAATCAACATTCCAAACATTTCTAATTTGGTTGCGAATGCAAAGGTTGCAAACACCGCTGTGTCAACGCAAGCAATTACTGAAACGCAAACACAGCTTAACGTTAATAAATGGTATGAGTCTTCTTTTGAAATTGAGGACATGGTTTCTGTTCAAGCAAACTATGATCTTCGATCTGAATACTCAGAGAAAGCTGGATATGCAATTGCAAAACAGGTTGATACTGACTTGTTAGCATTGTGGAATACCTTTACTACAACAGCACAGGGGTCTTATGCAATTGATGTTTCAGATGCAGTTCTTGTATCGGCAATTCTCCAATTAAATTTGGCAGACATGCCGCTTGAGAATCGTGCATTTATTATCCATCCTAATCAGTTGGCAGCTATCATGAAAATTGATAAGTTTGTTAAGGCTGATTACAATGGTGAATATCAGTTGCCGACACCTGTTAAGAAAGGTCCAAACAGTCGGTATATGTGGGGAGAAATCTATGGAATTCCTGTGTATTACACAACGAATATTCCTGTGATTGCTTCGACACCAACCCAAACGCACAATGTGTTAATTCACAAAGAGGCATGGGCTTTGGCACTTCAGCAAGCACCACGTTTACAGGCAGCTTATTGGCTACCTGATCTTGCATGGAAAGTTGTTGTTGACGTTATTTACGGAATCACAGCTCTTCGTACGACAGGAGGTGTTGAGGTTAAGAGTTAGTTCACTAACTTTTTATGGAGTGGTAAGTGGTTTCGGCACTTATCACTCCTACTCAACTTTTATATGAAAATTATTACTGTTGGATCACATTTGCCAAGAGACACGGAACATCTTGTTATTACTTTAACTGATGAACCTGTTATGTATTTTTTTCAAAGGCAAGTTGATGATATTTTAATTACATCTCCTGATGGGGATGTTTTGTTGTGTTGGGATGTTGTTCATGAAAGTGAATGGGATGATAATAATTGCATACTTTTACAATCAAGAGAAAGTATGAAGGAGATTGGGAATATTAAGACTAGTCTTATAGCAATGAAAGCAAGGGAGTCTGGTAAATCATTAAAGGTTTACTTGACTGCTCAAATAAATTAATTTGAAGGGAGGTGAAAGATTTATATGTTAAAAACATACATTAATACATCTAACCTAGCAACAGGAGGAGTTGCTCTTGACGCTACAGGGGGAGATGTTGAGATAGTAAAACTTATTATTGGTAATCCAGTTGCTTCTGCAAATATTTATATTTACGATGAAAGTAATGTTGGAAATATTTCAACAAATACTACAGGGCTTGTATCTAAACTTACACTTCCTGCATCGTTTGCAACGGGACAATTACCGTTTACAATAGACCTTACCGATGGGGGTGGACATGGAATAATTCTTGGACAGGGTGGAACTGTTGGTATTGACCAAGCGCTCCAACTAACGGTTATCTATGGTCCTTCTCAACAAGAAGGTAATACTATATAGTTTTTTGGTTTCTTCTATCGTTCTTTGGGCAGGAGGACGATAGGAATAAGCTAAGAAAGGAAGGAGGTATTTTATGGCAGATAGTTCAATTATCGCAAGACATAGTTCGTCAGTTCCCAATTCGGGTCAGACCGTAATTGATTTTGGTACAACAGTACAGCAGCTTATTTTTACTGTTTTAACAAATGATATTTTTGTTGAATTTAATGGTTCAGTTAATACGGATAGTTTTAGAATCGAAGCAGCTCAACCGTCACTTGTAATTGACTGTAAGGGTTCAAATGTTCGATATATCAGTATAGTTTCAGCAACTGGTACGGCAAATGTGTACGTTCTTGGAATCGTAGCATAGAAAAATATTATGGCTAAAACATTTTCAGATTTACAAGTTGGTACTCGTGTTTATCTTGATGAGGCAAGTGCTGCTGATTTTCTTGATACACAAGTAAAGCGATCAATTAATTATGCATATCATCAGGTTATTACGGGAATAATTGGTGTGTATCAAGGGTATCGAGAAACGACAACACCATTTACTTATGCAGTTGTTGCAAATCAACAAGAATACCTGATTGACTCAACAATTATTAAACCGACACGAGTTGAGATTAATTATTCTCCACGAACATCTGGATCAGTTCCTCTTCGGGCAATACCTATAAAGATGGAGGAGGCTCTTCTTAATATTTCAAATTCGGCAACAAGCGGATCAGTGTTTAATGCTGGGTATTATATTCATGGAGATATAGGATTGCAATATATTGGTTTCATTCCGATCCCACAACAGGGGGATTTAACAGGTAAATCAATATCGGTGTGGGGATATGCGTTACCAACGGATCTTGTTAACTCTACGGATCAACCACTCATTCCTTATGTTGATGCATGGGGATATCTGATTGAGCTTAAGGCTGCTCAGATCTTAATGAGTAAAGGACAAGAGAATGAAGCCGTTGCATCTCAATATTCAAATATGTATGAGCAAGGATTGTCAAAGTATGTGCAATTCCTTTATGAGAGACAGGCAGACGGAGTGAATATGATTGTTGATTCTGAGCTTGATAATCTTGACTTTTCTACTTTGCCTCCATTTTAGAGTAAAATAATTATGCAAAAAATTAACAATTCAATCAAAGAAGAAAAGTTTTTAGGATACAACGATAATCTTCCTGCGCAACTTATACAGCCAGGACAGTTTGCTAGTCTTCTTAATGTTCGTATTTCAAATGGAAAGATAGCTAAGGCAACAGGGACATCAAACATTGCACCTCAAATTGCTAATCAACAATTTACTGGATTAGCAGAGCTTGAGAATCTAGCAACAGGATCAAAATATATTGTCGCTTCCCTTAATGGAGCAAGTAATGCGAGCTGGTATTCATGGAGTGGGTCAGGGAGTTTCGCTGCTATTTCTGGGGCAAACACATTGACTAATAGTGCTAATTTCTCTTTTGAAACGGCAGTCAATGTTTTGTATGGACTTAATGGTAAAGAGGTAGGTTCATGGGATGGAACAACGTTTACCAAGAACCCAGGTAGCATCCCTAAGGGGTATTTCCCCATTTGGTTTCATAATTATCTCTTTGTTGCCAGGACTGACAGTTTTCCTAATAGATTATATTGGAGTGCTCTTGGGCAACCGACTAACTTTGCAGGAGATGTCTTAACGATTAGCGTCGGATCGGGAGGGAATGGATATGTGGTTGGTGATAAATTAACTATTACAAATATTACAGGACAACCTGCAACGGTAAGTGTTACAACGGTTTCATCAGGTGCTGTGACGGGCGTATCGCTTCTCTCCGCAGGGACAGGTTATACCGTAACAAGTGCTATGGCAGTAACAGGGGGAACTGGTTCAGGAGCGACAATTAACGTTCTGAGTGTCGGTACGACAACTGCTGCCAATTTCATTGATATCAATCCAGGTGACGGTGATGAGATCATGGGTCTTGGAATCTTGAATGATGAACTCTTTGTCTTTAAGAGAAGTACTATCTGGTCGATTACGGGATTCTCAGGTTCTACATTTTCAGTATCGACGGTTAATTCGCAGAATACTAATAATCGAATTAAGGGATATGGTTGTATTGCTTCAGGATCGATTGTTTCGACAGGGCAAGATCTTTATTTTCTTTCTTTTGTTGGTGATGTTCCACATATACGGTCACTTGTTAAGACTTCATTTGCAACAACAATTGAAGGCGGAGCTATTACGTCTGATATCACAGGTACGATGTCAGGGTTAAGTAAAACATCACTTGGAACGTGCCAGGGAATTTATGATGGTCGCTATATTAAATGGGCTGTCGCAACGGGAGGCACAGCTCTTCCTGATTTAATTATTGAGCTTGATACATATAGTATTGCAAAAAGTAGAGGAAGAACTATCTATCCGTTTGTAAAGCGAGGAGGATTACACCCGCACTTCTTTATTGTTTCAACAATATCAGGAACAGCGAAGGTATATTTTGCAGACTGGCTAAGCACTTCTCCGTACACGCAGGGAGTGGTATATCTGTTTGACTCGACAATCTATTCTGATCTTTTGGTTGCGAATCAGATTCCTTTTCAGGTTATTACCAGAGCATATATGCCTGATCCTGCGAGAAAATGTAAGTATAAATATCTTTATCTTAGATATGATACGGGTCAGATATCAATGCTTTCTATTAATAGCATAATTGACCAAGGAGATGCAGTTAATCAGGCAATACTGGACTTGAATACGGGTGACGGTAATAGGCTTGATTCTTTTGTTCTTGATACATCAACGCTTGGTGGGGGTAATTCTGTTGCATTACGAAGAATAGATTTATCAGGTATGATAGGTAAGACGGCTCAGTTCAATTTCTTTGAATCAAGTAATGCTCCATTATCTCTTTATGATTTTGAAACATACTATATACCAAAGCCATTAAGATGGAACTAATTCTATGAATGTGACCAGAACAACACAATGGATCTCAGGACAAGTATTAACTGCTGCGTCTCTTAATACTGAGTTCAATAATCTTTTAAATGCACCAGGTATTGTCAATGCAGATGTATCAGGAAGTGCAGCTATTTCTCCATCAAAGATATTGTTTGGAGGATCGAATGGTCAATTTGTTAAGTCTGATGGAGCAGGAGGGTTGACGTATGCCAGTACTGCTGCTGTTAATAGAGCGTTTGGATTCTCTTCTCCTGGGGTTCAAGTTGTTGCTAATGATGTCTCATGGGACCCTACGGTTCCAGAGGCAATGACAGCAGTAAAGCTCTGGGCGTACTGCAAGACTGCTCCTACTGGGGCTTCATTAACAGTTCAAGTGTATGATATTACGCAAACAAGAGTTGTTGCGAGTGTATCAATTACTGCTGGAACTACTTCTGCCAATACAACTTCAATGACAAATGCTGCATTAACTGCTGGAGATGTTTTGCGGATGGATGTGACAGCAATTGGCTCTGGTGTAGCAGGTTCAGATGTGAGCATTGTACTTGAAACAACTCAGCCTTAACACTATGGCAGCTTTAACAATAACTAATTTACAAACAAGTTCAAATAATGGTAACAGTGGTATTACGAGCTTCTCAACAGCGAGTCTTACTCCTGCCCCTAATCAGGCAATGTTAGTTGCTATGGCTTCTCGGGTCGCTTCTGGAACACCAAATGTACCAACGCCAAGTTTATCAGGGTGGGTTTTTAGTCAGATTAATACTGTTACATTTGGAACAAGTCGAATAACACTTTTTACTGCAATTGGTACAGGTACAGGAGCGATACTTTTTGATTTTGCAGGACAAGGACAACAGATCTTTAGTTGGTCAGTGGTGCAAGTAGGAAATGGTAAGAAATCAGGAACAGGAGGTTCTGCTGTTGCCGTACAGAGTGCTACATTTTCAAGCGGTAGTGCTTCTAGTTATACAATATCTCTTGGTGCTTTTGCGAATGTTAATAATGGTGTTTTCTCTTGCGTTGCGAAGGATGCAACAAATGATGTTGTTCCACAATCAGGATATACTGAGCTTGGAGAAGCACCTGTATCAAGTCCTAATTGGGACATTGAGTCGATGTGGAGGCCAGACAACAACCTTAATCCTCATGCAACCTTTACTGGTTCTGGTGGAGATTCGGTTGGAGCTATTGCTATTGAGGTAGCCTTTCTAGCGCCATTTTTAGGAGGAGCCATAATATAATATGGACCCAAATACTTTAGCATCATTACAAACAGCACTTGGGAATACTAATACCCCAAATGTCGCTGCAATGAATCCAATGTCAGGGGCAGTCCAGTTTAATCCAAGTGATTTTAATGTTCCTGACCTTAATGCGTACTTGAAAACTGCATACGATCAATTGGCTCCGTACTATTCTAAACTTCTTGCTCAAGCTCAGGGTGACTATGGTAATGCAATTACAATGTTACAAAATCATAAGTCAGTAGCTGATTATCAGGCTCAGGCTGAGGCTTCATTAGCTGATTATCAGCAAAATCAGATCACTCAAGCTGCACTGGAAACCTTAGGAGCAAAAATTCCTCAAGAGACGCAGCAGCTTTTGGATAGTATGAATAAGAGGGGTGTGGCTGTAACGCAAGGTCAACCAGGAGCAAATCCGACTTCCCTTAATGTTGGAACAGAAGGACAGGGTGGAACTGAGATGAAACAATTATCTTCAGATCAAACGCTTCGTCAAGAAGCTCTTAATAGATCAGCACAGCAAGCTAAACAAAATACTGCATTGACACTTCAGAGTAAGAATCAAAATGCAGCACAAACCTTACAGGAAGGTACGTATGCACAGCAAAAGAGTTTGAGAGATACACAACAACAGGAACAGCAAAATCTTGAGTCAGGAACTATGGATCTTGCTAAGCAACAATCGGCTAATGCGCTAGCGCAGCAACAATTAAAGATGCAAGCGCAACAAAATATGAATCAATTTGGTGGAGGATCTGGTGGAGATAATACGTTTAATAGAGCAAAGAACACTGGAACTCTTAATGGACAAACATTTACTGATATTAATGCTTGGAATAAAGCAGGAGGGAACTTTGCTAACGCAAATTAAATACTATGGATTTACAAAAAACAGCAGATAACTATGCAGGACAAGCTACGACGATGAAGGCAGATTACCCTAACTTTCAGGCAAGAACATTGCAAGGGAATATTAATCAAGCAGGGCTTCCTCAAGCTGCACAACAGCAGAATGTTGATTATCAAACATTTGCAAAGATGTTTCAGAGTGATCCATATGGGCAGCAGTATATGAATCAAAACTTTAATAATGCTGGGTCAATTGGTAGTCCTACTGGCACTCCTGTGCAATCAACTGCTAGTAATGTTGTTGACAAAAGCCTTCAGGGGATTGTTCCTAACATGCCAAGCCTTCGTGATCCGAGTCTTGTCTCGACGATTCCCCAACTGACTCAACAGAATATCGGACAGGGTTTCCAGGGTTTTACCAATCCTACTTATGCAGCAGAGGCTAGAACTCAGGATCTAAGTAATGTTTCTGGAACAATGAAAGCTATTCAGGATCTTATTGGTAATAATTGGACTGCTGCACAGAATGCATCAAATCAAACGGATACGAATCAACTTGCAAAGATTGAAGCACTGATGAGTCTTGCTAATTATTATCAGTCAGGAGCTACTGCAAAGGCTTCTGCTTCAGGTGGTGGAGGCGGTGGTGGTACTGGTGCAACAACAGGTTCTACGAATCAAGCTGGAGGTACTTATGATGACATTGTAACTAACGTGCAAAAGGCTAAGGGTGGGAAGGCAACAAATACAGATGTTTGGAACTATATTAATCAGCACAGTGGAGCATTAAAGGATCAAGGCGTTGATGTTGGCGAATTATGGAAATTACAAAAAGAGGCTTCAGATAAATCAGGTGGACCCCATGCTGCGATAGCAGGTGGAGTAACAGGAGATAAGTCAGCAGCATCAGCTATGTCTTCGGGAGAGAAGTCTACTATCAAGAATCTATTAGAGAAATATCTAGCAAAATGGAAAGGCATGAGTAAACTCGATAGAATTAATCCAGGGAATCCAGACTATCAATATCTTTCTAACTTACGAACAAACATGACTTCGATAATGAGAAAAGCTATTGTTGGAGGTCGTGCAAGTAATCAGGATATGACCGTAATGATGGGTGAACTACCTCCTATTGGAGTTGTTACACCGATTACAAATAAAGTGAACATTGATCCAGCCTTTGTTGATAATACGGGTGGAAATGCAAAGATTCAGGGGATATATGATTCTTTCGGAATCAATGCTACAGTAGGTGGCGATCAAGGGAGTGGAGGGGGAAGTAGTGTGGATAGACAGGGTATTGTAAGTAAATTAAAGAGTTCGGGTTACAATGATTCTGCAATACATGAATATCTCAAAATGAAAGGAATCGATAAGTAATGTTAGACCCAAAACAAATTTCACATATGGATCAAGTAACTGGTCTAGGCAAAGCTCAAGTAAGTGCAATGGATAAAGTTGTACAGCAGAAGAAACAACCACAAACTCCTGAAGATAAAGTAACAGGAATGGGCAAGACAGTGCTTAATACTACCCAGGGTATTGGAGGGTTTCTTAATTCGATTGGTTTAGGTGGGGCAGTAGATATCGCTGCGAATACACCTGTTGCTCAAGAGATACAGAGTGCAAGCGGTGTAAATCCTCTTGAAAATTCTCAACTCATGAAGGATAAGATGAAGAATCCTTTACTGTCGGGTGCTCAGGATGTTGTCGGTGCAGCATCATGGATGGTTCCAGAAACGAAAGCATTACAAGCAGTCCCAATGGTAGGAAAAACACTTAACGCAGCAAGAGCAGTTCCATATGTAGGAAAGGCTGTTAATCCTCTCTTGAACGTTGCAAAAGGCGCAATGCAGGGAGGGTTACAAAATGCTTCGCAGCAAGGGGCTACTCCTGATTCGATTATGAATAGTGCAGAGATGGGAGGGTTTGAAAATCCTCTGCTGTCGCTTGGAGGAAAGTTGGCAACTAAAGGGTTTCAGAGTGCAGGGAAAGCTATTATGGGTAATGTTATTAATCCATTAACAAAGAATGCTCCAGGGTGGGCTGCGGAAAAGGGTAAGGCAATTCAAGCTATTGCTGATTCCACAGGTGGAGCAATTACGCATGGAAGCATTGATAAACATTTAACAGACAATTTGACTAGAATAACAAATGAGATCAAAGATAAATTGGGTAAATATAAAGGGAATAATTTTAATGTTAATAATTTGGTTAGTAATATCGAAGATCATCTGGGTTCAAATGTTGCAGGATATGTAAAACCAGAATTGAAACTGAAATCATCAGGGAGGGGGCAACAGTCCAAGCCTGAACATGATATGGTTAATCAATTTCATACTCTTATGAGTAAGTTTGCTGAGCACGGAATAGGGAAAAATTCGAGAAAAATAAAAACAGAGATAACTCCATTAAATTTTTTTAAGTTAAAGCAGGAATGGGGAAAGGTGTTGAGTGGTAGTGGAGTTTGGAATAGACAAGAGCCAAGTGTGGCGGATAATACGGGAAAGGCAATTTATGGATATCTGAAGGATGCAATGACCAAGAATATTGATCCTTCTATTGCAAAGGCAACAGAGATTGAGCATCAATTGTTCGATGTAAGTCATGGCAATTTTAAGGGGGGGAATAGGTCACAAAGTATGGATATGGGTAGTATGGGTAGTATTATCAATACTTTAGCAGGAATGAGGGATTTTCCTCAGATGGCTGCTGGTCGAGTATTATATGGGGCAGGGAAACTTAATGAGAAAGCAACGCCTCCACCCGTGCAGAAGATATTGCAGCAGCTCGGAATTAGTTTACCTAATAATGCGCTGAATCTTCCAGGGGGAACTCAATGAAACGGCCAATAGCTTCTGATTTTGATGGTACGTATGATGCTCACCCAGAGATATGGGGGCAGGTTAATATTATTATTACAGGTAACCCTTGGGATAAGTACGAAAGCGTTATGAACCGCTGGGTAGGTCCAGAGAAACCTATTTACTTTAACCCTGCACCTCCTGATGGAAATGTTATGGCAATAATCTCTCATAAGGCAGATATTTTAAATAAGACAAAAGCACGTAAGTTTTATGAGGATCAACAGGAGCAAGTTGATATTCTTAAGATTATGGCTCCAGAATGTGAAATCATACTTGTCAAAGAGGGTTCAACTTTTATATAAGTAAAATATGACATATTTAATATTATCACCCATCGCTCTCTCTCTTTTCCTTGTTAATAGGCTGGGAACCTCTAAGTCTGTTGATAAGGTTTATTTCTGGGTGGGAGACCCTTCTCTTCGTGCCACAGGTAAGCACATGGAGGACTACGAGGGGTATGAGAAGCTAGAGCTTGTTGATGACTACAATGAGGTGCTAAATGAGGAATCTAAGGATAATTTAATAATCTTTATTGATGATATTGGCATGGGAGAAACGGGGCATAGTCTTAGAAAGCAAGGATGGTCTGTTATCGGTGGCTCTCCTTTCGCAGACAAGATAGAAGATGAACGAGGTTATGCTCAGGAGGTTGTTCAGGGAATCATGGAGGTCCCTGAAACATATGAGTTTGAGAGTTTTGATGATGGAATGAAATTTGCAAAGACCAGGAGTAAGGATGAGGTGTTCTTTTTTAAGCCAAATGACTCACAAGTACCAAAAGATTATACGTATCGAGCGAAGAATATCAAGGATCTTGTCTCTGCACTCAAGAATTTCAAGGATGAATGGAAGTGGAAGGAATCATTTCAGCTTCAGATGGAAGTTAAGGGGCAACTCATGGACTTCTCTTGTTTTATTGACAAGAATGGACAAATTCTTCCTAACTCTTTGATCTATTACTTTGAGAATAAGCCACTTATGAATGATGATGTTGGGCCACAAACAGGAGGAGCTATTGCTGTTGAATACGCTCACAAATTGGAAGGACAGTTTTATGAGATCTTTCAAAAGCTCTTACCAAAACTGACAAGTGATGGCTATTATGGACAGATTGCTATCAACTGTATCATTGATGAAGAGACGAAGAAACCATACTTTTTAGAGTTTTGTGGTAGGGTTGGCTATCCTTCTCTTCCGGCAGACGTTACTTTGGTTGAGGATAAAGGAAAAACGGTTCACGACCTATTCCTGGCACTAGTTACAGGTAGTCTGCCAAATCTCTTCCCAACCAATAAAATCGCAACAACGATCTGGATTGGTATTCCTCCATATCCTTTTAAGGAGGGGACAGATAAGAACAAGGGTGTGCCTATTTCCTGGGATAAGAAGTATGATAGCTACTTTTTCCCTTATTACGTGATGCATGATGAGAAGAAAGGTTTGGTTGCAGCAGGAGTTGGAGGGGAGATATTGCAAATTACTTGTTGTGATGTAACATTGAATGGTGCGGTATCGATGCTGATGGACACGTATCTTCCAACACTAAGACTCAAGAATGCAATGTATCGAACGGACCTAGGCAAGGATGCACGAGATAGAATGAAGAAGTTGCAGGAGTGGAAAATTATATGAGTAAAAAAATATTTGGAAGAGAATTGCTAGTTGATGCATATGGATGCAATGTTGAGGCTTTAAATAGCCTTGATATCTGTGCTGCTTTCTTAAAACAAGCAGTTGTTGTTCTTGAGGTATCGGAGCAATCACCTCCCTTTGTCTTTGTCTCTCCTTTAAAGGGGCCACATGGCGAAGATTGGGCTGATAAAGCAGGTATATCAGGATGGATTCCACTTATTGAATCGGGTATACAAATTCATACGCTTACACCAAAGAAATTCTTATCAGTTGATTATTATACTTGCAGTAAGGTTGATGAGGGAGTTAAAAGGAAGCTCCTTGAGCTTGTTAAAGAGTATTTTCATCCAATAGTTATGGATTCCCAACTTATTGATCGAGGAGTGGACTATTATGATTGACCAAATAGCGAGAGCTAGACTCAGAGAGGCACAGCAACAGAAAGCTCTTATTAATGGTATTAAGAGTGCTGTTTCTAGTAATTCTCCGAGTAAAGATGATATTGAGATGGAAGCATTATCAAATGCCCCTTTTAAAGAGGTTCTTCGTCTTGCATCAAGAAAAGATGGAGAGAAAGAGCTTCTTTCTTTGACGAATAAGATCGGTCAGGCAATAGCAAAGGTGTATCAAAAGATCCCTGCGAATATTGTTCTTCCAAAGATATTTCAAGTACAAGGAGACGTTACGGCAACAGTTGTCTCGACTCCTGATCTAAAGATAACTAATCTTTCTGATCTACAACCATACTTTGCTGCTCTTGAAAAGAGATTAGGACAAATGGCAACTGCGATAAGTATGATTGCTACGACTCCACCTCCAATGCAAAAAGACATTAAGTTCCCTGAATTTGATACAAAACCTCTCATTGAAGCTATTAATAACATTCCAAAGGGAAAAGACAGTGGTAGCTCAGATCTTATTGATAAGTTGGTTGATATAGAAGAAGGTATCGCTGCTCTCTATAATAAGCCTCAGATGACTCCTAATCCTGTGACTCATGTTTCTTTGAATGCTCTTAACGGGACATTAAAGACAAGTAATATTCAATTAGGTTCAACAGTGACAGCAATGCCAGCAGTTGCGTTAGTTAATAGGAGAGCATTGCAAATGTATAACAATGGATCAAATACTATCTACTTTGGAGGATCTAATGTTTCAAGCTCTAATGGTATTCCTGTTTCATCAGGAGCATTCAGCGATATCCTTGCGTTTGGGCAGAATATTTCAGTTTATGCTATATCAGGAGCAGGACAAAATAATGATATACGAGTTCTCGAAGTAAGTGACGAAGCTTCAGGAAGGTAATTATGAACGGAATTGGAACACCAGCTATACCATCAACGGGAGGGGGAGGAGTTGCCTCAAGTGTAACGGTAACTAATTTTCCTGCAACACAGCCTGTTTCTGGTACAGTTACAGCAAATCAAGGCACAGCTAATGCTACTCCTTGGAATGAAAATATTACTCAAGTCAAAGGAGTTGCAATAAGTACTGGTGGAGGTAGTGTTGACAGCGGAACTCTTCGAGTATTTCTTGCATATGACCAATCTGTTGTCCCTGTAGCTGGAGCTATTGGCTCAGGAGGGGCAAATAGTGGTAATCCTTTAAAAATAGGTAGTGTTTTTAATACAACTCAGCCAACAGTAACAAATGGTCAAATAGTTGACCAACAATCCACTGCAAGAGGAGCTTTGATCGTTGGCACAGGCGTGGATACGTTTAATGCCACGATTAACGCAGCTCTTCCAGCAGGAACCAATCTTATCGGTAAAGTTGGTATTGACCAGACAACTCCTGGTACAACAAATGGAATTGTAGCAAAAGATGCAAGTAATACGGCTATCTTTGGGACTGCTGCTGCAATGGCTGATTCTACAGCAAATCCTACACTCGGAAGCAACCAAGCCTATTTAATGGCATTTAATGGTTCTACTTGGGATAGGTTGCATGATCTATTCTTAACTTCTGATGGTCAAGGAGTTCAGACGGGTTTATTTACACTACCTCAAAACCTTGTCTTTAATGGATCTACCTGGGATCGAATGAGGGGGAATACTACTGCTACTTTCGCTCAAGGAACAGTTGCTACCAATGTAGCTATTACAGCTAACCCTATGAATCTGGGAGCACAAGCAGTTAGTAGCGAAAATGCAGCAGTGACAACAGCAAGGCAAGTTCAGCTTGTAGCTGACTTGGTAGGTAAACTTATTGTTCTTCCTTATGCAAATCCCGAGAACTTTGTATCAGGTGCAATTACCAGTGCCATGACAGGAACAACGAGTACTTCACTTATTGCTGCTCCAGCTTCAGGCCTTCGTAACTATATCACCCAAATTACGGTGAGTAACGCTCACGCTACTGTAGGTACAGATATGATTGTTCAAGATGGTTCAGGAGGAACGACACTCTATACCATTCCAGCAGCAGCAGTTTACGGTGGTGCTGCTATTACTTTTCCAACGCCATTAAGACAACCGACTACGGCTACTGCTATTTTTATTGCCAATGTAACCACAGGTGCAAGCACCAAAGCATCAGCCTCAGGATATAAGGGAATTTAAGTATGGCATTTACAAAGAAATTCTATTTAAACGATGCAGCTTCCACGTATAGTCCAGCTGTTGCAAAAGGCGCATGGGATGATGTAACAGGTCAGCCCAACATAGGTGACGCAGGAGAATTGCCAACTGGTGCATATACAACCATTGGAATCGCTGAAACTTCTGTTACAAATAATTGGGACGTTCTTATTGCTACATTTGTTACAGCAACACTCGCAAACAATGTGAGCTTTAAGACAAGTGATGTAGTAACAGGCGTATTATCGGTACTGGAATCAAACGCAGCAGCGAATGACTTTACACATATTCATATCTGGGTAACAACAGGAAACACCGATACAGTACGAGGAACACTTTTAAATGATTCTATTAGCGCAACTGAATGGCCGACAACAACTGCAGGACAAAACATTGGGACATTAAGCCTCACAAATAACGTCAATGCACTTGCTGGGGATCACATTGTTATTGAGATCGGTTATCGAGCAGTAAACACGAGTTCTACTAGCTTTACTGGTACGCTTGGATTTGGTACGAATGATACAGCAGGAATTGACTTGACCGATGGTGATGCTACTGTTACCACTCATCCTTCATGGGTTGAATTCTCAACTGATTTTGGTCCTGAAGTGGTACTGCTTGGTTCACTCTTTGATACTAATTCAGGAACACATACAGTCACAGCAACTCCCCAGCCAAATGATCTTATTGTTATCGTTACAGGATCAACAGGTAATACTGCTGACACTACGCCTACAGACAATAATACGCATGGAGGAGTGTATACACAGATTGTTAATCCACTTAAAAATAGCAGCGCTGATAAAATGGCTGCTTATGTAAGAACTGAATTTATCCAGTATAAAGTCTCAACTGTTTTTACTCATGCACCAGGCGCATCAACGGGTGGAGGACTATCGGTGTATGCGGTTCGTGGTATGGCAAAAGTAGGAAGTGGAGCCATTAAGCAATCGGCCTCGCAAGCTGCTCAGGCATCGGGTACTCCTGCACCGACATTTGGTGCTTCTGTTCTTACTGGAAATCCTGTTATTAGTGCTATCTTTAATGGTACGAATCCAGGTGGTATTACAGCAAAGTCTGGCTATACTAGGGACGTAAATACAGGGTATGCAACGCCTACTACGGGGTTTGATTCGATGCACCAAAACTCAGGAGAAACAGGAACAGCAATCACATGGGGTAGTTCTTCAGCTTCGGCATTCTGCTCTTTGGCGATAGAACTCGATATGAGTATTACGACACTTCAAAATCAGACTGATACATTCCCAGGATCATCCCTTGACGCTACAAAATGGTACGATAATACTCAGGCAGGTGGAACGCAAACTGTTGCAGCAAATACAGTAGTACTTACCGCACCTCTTTTAACAGCAGGGGCACTCGCTGAGATAGAATCACAAAAACGATATGATTTAACGGGAAGTTATGCACTTGCTCAAGCGGTTGTCACACAAGTTGCCAATATTAATGCTGAGGCAGGATTAACTGCTTATCATGATGAATATGGGAATCAGTTACAATTAATCGTTGATAACGGTAATTTAGTAGGAGGTTATCAAATAGCAGGAGCCACAACCAATGTTGCCACTATTGCCTATAACTCCTCAACAATGGCATGGTGGAGGATACGAGAATCAGCAGGAACAATCTTTTTTGATTACAGTTCTGATGGCATTACTTGGACAAATTTGGGGAGTTTTTCGGCCTCCTTAATTCCTTGGGGAATAACACTTGTTCGCACTTCGGTTCTTGCCTATGATGGTGTGTCTAGTGCAACTGCTGAGGTAGGTACATTCTCAAATTTTAATAATGCACCAGCGTCAACTACTGTCTCGCCCCGTAAGGCTCTTCTTGGTGTGGGATTATGAATAATGTATATTTAATGCTATAATATGGAAGAGGGTGATTATTTGTGAATAACTATGTATTAACACAAGAGCAGGGAGATAAAATCATTACATATCTTACTACTCAGCCATATAAGGATGTTGTAGGTATTATTGAAATATTGAAAACATTGCCTGTTGTTACAATTCAACAGGAACAACCAAAAGAAGTAACACTTGAAACAGAAGCACCTCCTGAAGCGTAAGATTATTTAACGAAGAACCTCAGTAATATCTCGACAGTAACTATAACCCCAACACCTGTATAGACAAGTCGTGTGAGTGATTCAACTACCTTCTCTAACGCTTGTAGTTGTGCCTTGGTAGCCACATCTCCTCGTAATTCGTTTAGCAAATCGAATCTTTTTTCTGCTGCAACCTCTGTTTTTTGATTTTCTGCTTTTACTGCAATAAGTGCGGCATTGAGGGCTTTATCTTTTTCCTCCAATATCTTTTCAAAATATTCCCTGAGGCTTATATACTCTTTCATACTCTACATACCACCATTAAATTTATAGAAACCTAAGGCTATTGCTACGATTGTTGAGATCAAAGAGAAGGTCGCAAGAATAATCTTCTGTACATCTATCCGAGGTTGTGCGGCATCCTGTACGATCTGTGCTGCCTGGAACTTCTCAAGGTCAATCAGTCTCTTATCCGTATCTGACTTGTACTGATCGAACTTAATCGTGATATTCTGCAAGAGTCCTTTAACTTCTCCGAGCTGATACATAATAAGTTCTGTTGACGTTTGGGGATGAGTTGAGTCGAGTTCTGGCATGTCAGTAGTATTTTTTGTTCTTAGTAAAGTCTAGTATAGCAAAACCATAGCCAAGCGTTAAGATGATTGTTGGTAATTGATCTTGAAGGATAAACTGCCACGAACGAATTACCCCATCTGCATAGTGTTGCATAAAGATATAGTTAAGTGCTGAGCCTGTCGTGAGTAACAAAAAGAACTGTTGTGGCATAAAGAAAACAAACCGCCATCTTTTATAGGAAGGAAGTGTTAACCCGTACAGAGCAAGAAGGACTGAGAGAAACATAAGGATGCCACCGAAATAGGGATATGGAAAGAGTTCATAGAAGATACCCATACGGGCAACGATTAACGGATAGGGATAACAGAGAATGAGTAAAGACGTGACAAGATCCATCATAGTGACAGACATAATAAGAATATTACCATTTTTCATGCTGTCTATTGACTATAACACATTACGCTTATTGACTTCTTCATAAAAGTTGTTTTAGCATATCTTTATGCAAGGATTAACAGTTGATAACTTTATTCAGTTTTGGAATGGCATTTATGGAGATTATGATGGATGGTATGGTCCTCAATGCTTTGACTTAGCAAACTACTATTCCAGGTGGATTGGTGGACAACGATTTGCGGGTGGAACTGCTGATGCTATTTATCAGCAAACACAAAATGGATTTTATACACAGATTGCTAATGAACCTCTTAATTATCCGATAAAAGGAGATATCGTTATCTTTAATTGGCCTCATGTTGGTATTGCAACAGGAAAGAACACTGACGTTAATCATCTTGAGCTGCTTGAAATGAATGACCCTAAAGGATCTAATTCGCACATAAAGTTTTATGATAATTATAATGGAGTAATTGGATGGTTAAGGCCAGTCCATTTACCTTAAAATTATGGGAATGACAGCAGATCAACAAATACAGACTCCTCCTACGCCACCTGTTACCAAGCAGGATAACGTTGGTGTTATTGAGTTTCTTTCAGGCAAAAAGACTTATACTGTTGCTTTTCTTATGGTTGTATATGCAGCGAGTGGATATCTTGTGCATCAATTAACACAGGATCAAGCAATGACGGTTGTCTTTAATGCTCTTGCTGTCTCTGGTCTTCGCTCTGCGATAAATTCTCTGAAATAGCCCTCTTAAAATACTCCACATATTTACTTAATCCATAAGGACTAAGTGCTGGTGCAGTATTCACTTCACAAATAACTGCATGAGGAAGGGATATATCTGTTGGTTCACTCATAATGTCTACAGCTCCAAAATCAAGCTCTAGAGCTTTAATTGCCTTCTTTGCTAGTCGAATCACTTCAATGTCCCATTCATGCTGATACAGGTATCTGAATTTGAATCCCTTCTTATGATTCCAATTCTTTGCATGTAAATCACCATTCTCTTTAATTGAAATTGCAATAAGCTTTCCTGAACCAATATGTACTCGATATTCTTTTGTTTTTGGGTAGTAAGGACTAAAATATTGTGCTCCTTTTCTTATTGCTCTTCTCACATCATAAATGTCATGACAGTAGAAGAACTTTCTTCCTCCCTTATGATGATCTGGTCGTGCGACGCAAGGGAACGTTTCAGGAGGAACAGAGAGAAGCTGAGGCGTTGGTAAGTCATTATTCATAAAGATACGTCTTGCGGTTTCTTTATTTGTTGCGTTTCTTACTGCTTGTGCTGAATTGAGATAATTGCCTTGGGGTCCCGAAGTAGTTACTCCCCATCGTATAATTGTTGAAACAGGTGGCTTATAAGATGAATTGGGGTAGAAAAGAGAAAAGTCCAGCATTTCTGCTAGACTTTTGCTTGTCTTTGATTTAACACTAAAAATACCAATCATATTCTCATATCCTTAACTGCCAAGACCTGCCTCGACAGAACTAAACACAACCCAACTTACCCTGACTGCCAATACACAACGGTACACAACACAACTCGCCACGACTGCCTGTACACTCCTTAACACTACCAGACTAACCCCGACTGCCCTACCTGGACACAACACAACTCGCCACGACTGCCATGCATTGCCCCAACAGTCCCAGACCCTCCCTGACTGCCTTGCCATGACTAAACCCACCTTGACGGTCCTTGACTGCCACATACTTATTTTTCTAGTTCAGATTCAATTTCTTTTAATTTCTCTTCGTTAATTATTCCATTTAATTCAGAAACCATTTTGTATTTTTCCTGAGCATGTCTTATTTCACGAATAGCACTCCTTAATACAGCAGAATGTAATTTTTCATTGTTTAGTACTTGTTCGATAGGAAAGTATTTACGTACTTTCTTATCTTCCAAAGTAACTTGTACATTAAAGAATGCAGGTTTTTCTTTACCTTCTATGGTTACACGAACGCTATTGATGAGTAGACGAGCTTGCATTAATCGGTATCGATCTCCAGCTCTCTTATCATCCCATTCAAAGATTCTATGAAGAGGAGATGTCTCTGATTTTGCTTCTTCGACAACATCTTGAGGTGTTAATTCTTCTCCATTTTTTGCAGCAAGAAGTTCTAAAGCCTTTTTATATTCTCCTCTTTTTGTGTTTTCTTTAATTTCAATGTAATCTTTTTTTGTTAATGTTGATAGTAATCTATCATATCCTTGATATTTCATAATATTCACCCCCCTTTACTAGAGTAGGACTTACTTGCTGGTCCACACCTTGCCTTGACGCAACTTGACGCAACTAGCCCAGACTGCCCTGACATACCCATCCACATCAAACCACTACATACCGAAACGGACCTTGCCTGGACTGCCATGCCCTACTGAGACACAACCCAACTTGACATTCCCCGACTGCCACAACATGCCTTGACATAATTTGACTAGACTAACCCTGACTGCCAAGACCTGCCTCGCCCCAATTCACCATGACTGCCAAGATAAGAAGAAGAGGTAATATGTAAAAGACTACCTCTTCTTCTCGTTAAAACTATTCATCAGTAGTTTCGATTTCGAACGTTCCATTATCGCCATTTCGTTCTGGTCTCCATTCTCCAAGTCCTTGACTAAATCCTGCTCGTTGTAACAGATTAAGAACCTGTTCACTAGAGAGGATGTTGGCATCGAACTTAATCATAAGTTCCATTGACCATCCTTCCACTTGTCCTCGGAAACGAATGTCGGCAGTTCCCATTCCTACAGTAACCATATCTTGTCTCATGGTTTTTTCCTTATAGGTAAGTGGAATGAATCCATCTTTATCTCCTTCGACAAAGAGTGCCCCACGAAGAATTGTCATTGGGACACCATTGATGAATCGTGCTGATCCGACAATTGCTTGCTTAATATTTCGTGCTGGGAAAGCAATGTTTCCTTCTGAGTCGTAGTAGAAACTACTTTCGTATTCCTTTTCAGGATCACGAACCTCACGTCCTTTCTGAGCTTTTTTCATTTGCTTATCAAGGATCATTCTGATTGCTTTTTCGTCCCATTTATGAAAAATTAAGGGAGCAGTTCCGTTGATCTTAACTTTCATTAATTGAATGTTCATTGCGGGAATTGATAATCCCTGAACGTCTTTTTTTGCTATTGGCATAATATTGTTTCACCCCCTCTCAAATACTTAACTTGTTTCTGAAGAAGCGTTTCTGCCTAGAACGATGACAACTAGGCGGTAACTGTCTCATCTCCAGAGATAAATTAACTATTTACAGTCCTCTTTATTTTCATCCAAGAGTTCTGTTGCCATTTCTCCAAATGTTTCTTTGTTTTTCATAAGGTATCGTGACAATACAGTATCTTTGCCTGTATCTGTTAAACTCAAATCTGCGTTTAACCAACCAACTTTAATCATTCTTTTATAGTCTTCATCAAGAAGACCTCGTGCAATATTAGTAATCTTCATTGGGTTTTTATGGCAATTGTCGGAAACAAGTTCCCAGTAATTAGAACAACTGCATCCATGTTTGTTGACGATATTAGTCCTTAATTTTTCGATACAACATGAACACCTGACAAGTTCATATTCAAGTCCTTTTACTGCGTTAGAACAAGAAGATTTCATGCGAATTCTATCTCCTTCTTTAAATTTTGCCATATATTATTCACCTCCTTTCATTTGTTTTTCCTATTTGTTATTTACTTGCACCAATTCTAAACATTTTGGTGTTGCAAGTAGGGCATGCCCCTTTGTGTGCAGGTTTTCCGTTTTTCATCGTTACTTCCTCCACGTCTTTTGCTTCTCTTTTTTCTCTGCATTTTAAACAATACATTTCTGTCATAATATCTCACCTCCCTTCAAGGTTTTGATCTCGATAGCTAGTAAGTGCCTCTGCTTTCTCCTGTTCTATTGTTGCAAACTCAATAATCTCATTATCACTCATATCAATGAACTGTTGCTCATTCCAATACCCCTCATTGATTCCTTCTTCAATGTAATCTCTTGCTTCTGTAATACTCATTTTTCGTTCTCCTTATTCATAATTTCTTTAATGAATTCTTTTATCATAGATGGCTTAACTGGTTCAGATCCTCTAAATTGCCAATCATCTCCATCATATCCAGGTGCGTTATCAGGATGGTTTACTCGTGTAAATTTCTTATTAAATTGCTCTTCCCATGTTAATGGTGCTTTTTTAGAGCGAAGACCACTATTTCTCAGTACTGTAATAAGAATATTTTTCTGTTCTTCAGTAAATTTCGCACCAAGTTCCTCTAGTTTTTGTGTCATCTCTCTTGATGGGGAACTTTTTCCATTCTCCCATTGCCAAACCGCAGAGAACGTTAATCCCAGCTTATTTGCAAGGGCTTGAACTGTTATCCCTAGAGTGCCTCGCAATCGAACGATTTCATTTGCTATTTGTTTTTTGTATATAAAATACATTGATTCTTCTGATTGTTTCATAATAATTAATTTGTAACTGTGGGGGTAAGGAGAGCTGCTCACCCCTCACAATTAGTAAAACCTTATCTGGTTGGTTTTTAGGCCGTAATTGTAAATATCTTCAAGGTCACGAAGATATTCTTTTGTTGATAATCGAGAACGCAGTCTCTCTCCTCGTTCAATAACTTTCTCTTGAAAAGTTTCTTTATCAACTTTACTCCATACCTTTTTGATTGCAGAGATGAAGTCTCGTGATCTCCATACCTGTCCTTCGGTATATGGTTTAAGTTTTGTCAAAGCTTGCGCTTCTTCATCAGCTTGTTTAAGAGATGTAACCTTAAACAATCCTGTTTTAAAGATGTATAATCGACCTCCTGACGAAATAGGAGACTCAGGTGATACGCCACTCAATAAGGAAACTGATACCGTTATCGGAAGATTATATTTATCTAAGAAATCCTTAAGAATCATATATTCTTCGTTTTCTAGCTCAATATAACTGTCAAGATAATCTTGCAATGTCCATGGCTTTGTATTAACATTAAGACGACGAACATCTTCAAGAGTTCCTTCTTCACGTTCAATGTAATAAAAGGGAACTTCAAGAATCTTTGCAGCTTCTAATCGATGTTGTCCATCAATAATTTTTCCGCTAGCTACGATAATGGGGTTTTCTTCAAGCATGTTTTTCTCCTGGATAGATTTAACCAAGTGACTGACATGACTTTTGTAGACCTTTCTGTTACCAACAAAGGTATCAAATTGGTCGTAATTTGATGTTTTAACTATTGTATTCATTTATACTCACCTCCTCTCACACAAATATTTTTACTCAGTCTTTTTGTCCTGAGTCTTTAACGTTTTCAGCAATATGTTTCTAATATATTCTGATGTACTCGTGTTCTCCTCAAAAGAACTCATTCTAATTCTTTTATGTTCTTCGGGCAATACATAAATAGTAATTCTCTTCCAATCTAACGCTTTTGTCATAATAGGTATTATATCATAATATTAACATATTGTCAATACTACATTATGATATGTGTTTATACTCCTTTCTGTAAATATTTTTCAAGATACTTTCTTGCCTCTTCGAATCCTCGGGCAATATAAGCATCAGTCGTTTTTCCTTGTAGTTTAACGTTCCACTCGATTTGTTCAGGACTTGTACTTGATCCCTTTATCCTTTTAAGTTCAATGAAGATAACTTTTTCTTTTGTAACGATAATATAGTCAGGAACACCTTTTCGTACTCCTTCTTGTTTGTTCTTTGTTTTTGTTCCCCAGTTCTTTGTAAACGTTTCATTAGGGATATGAGAGAACAATTCAACTTCACCTTTATTCTGGAAAAGAGTAAGATACTCTGTTAAGAGAACTGCCTCTTCATGTTCTGTTGGGGGAGGTAAAGATGTCACTTGTCCTTCTTCCATTTACGTAGTGTTTTATCAATTTTATCTTCATATTTTACCCAATCAATATTTAATGCATTTGCAATGAGTGATTCGACATCATTAGCTTTCAGATGCTGATAATAGTAAGGAGCTTCTTCATGCTCTCCTGGGTTAAGACAATGAGTATGCTCTTTATCAAACTTAGTTACCTCTTTATCAGTAATACCTTTTTCATAACAAAGATATTGCTCAACAAGTGCATGAATAAGAACAAGAAAGTTATATTTACGATTACCTGTGTCAGCAGTTTGTGTAAGGAAATGTATATAGTCACCAACAATCTTAGGGTCCTGCCAATCATCAATGCTGCAATATCTGTGTTCCTCAATTTTATCAGTAGATAAGAAAAAGTTTATTTTACTTGGTTTACTTTTCATATTAATTACCTCTTCCCGTTTTAGGTGCTCCCGTTGGTGCAACCATTGTGTTGACGCTCGCTGTATGGTCATTACTCGTAGCTACCGTATCAGTGCTAGTGGGTGTTACCTCTATTGTCGGCATCAGTGTCGGTGTGCAAGAGGGAGTAGGGGTTGATTCGATAGGAGTTAAAGATTCTGTTGGTGTAGGAGTACAAGAAGCATCATCAGCACATGCTCTTCCTGAAAACACCATAATAAAAAGTATCGCAAAGAGAATGATAGATATTGTTAACAATGAATTAAAAATTAAATAGTACTTATGCTGCATCATTTGGTGTAAATGGTTCCCCTCTCTTTAGATTTCTCATTGTAGTAAGATTGTATACTTTTGCGTCTGTCATATTGTAGATCGGTAATCCTTCTCCTTCAACTATCTCTTCTGCTGTTCTTATTATAATCTTTCCCAATAGTACTTCCTGTGGTACAATTTTTCTTTCATTCATTTCTTTGTTTCTATAGCCCAAAATAAGGCTATTCCCATAGCATAAATCATTGATGTTGTTGAAGCAATATAAGGACTAAACATAGGAAAAAAGAAATATATAAGCAGTACTTCACCACCAAGTGTTAAAAGAAATATACTGAGAAATATAAGTAAACGTATCATACGTTATTTACCTCCTTTAATCGTGTCAAAAATAAACGATATTGCATAATATTCAGGATTAAGGATGTGTTGTACGGAATCTGATAAAGCCACAACTCCAATTACTACTATCATTAAGAAGAAGAAGCCTCCAAAGATTCCTCCACATATCCATCCAAAACCATCATCCGACTCATCCATATGTCGCTTTGCAAACTGATAGTACTGGAAGAAAGAAACAGCCGCAATAATACAAAAGAGAATAATTGCAACAATCGTCCCAATACCCGAAACTACTTGTTGCCTTACTAATACCTCATAGACATGCGCTCCTGTCGATCCAAGAGTCTGTGAAGCCTTGTTGATAAAGTCTGACGATCTATCAAGTAATTGTTGCTGTATCTTTACATCCATATTTAGTCTGCTTTCTGTCCATTTTCCATGTCTGTTATACTAAGAAGAAGCTTTTTTGCCTCTTCAACAGCGTTTAGTTTTCCAACACTTTCACCAATAAATAAATTGATTGTTATTAATAAGAAAAGAAACTCTTCGTCAGTCTTTGGAATGTCAGAAAACATAACAGATTTAAGAAGATAATGTCCAGTTAACGAATCATCTTTTTTTGCTTCTTTAAGTAAATTTTCTTGGAGTTTGCTAACCTCGTCTGCAAGTTCTTTGATACGTTTTTTTGAAATGCTATAGAAGAGGTCATCAATAGATGAGGATTCTTTATTTAATTGTAACGATTTAAAGTGGGTGCTCACACGCATGGATATCATTATATCATAATAACGTTATTACGTCAACTAGAAGAGATTTGGTTTATTATGAGTTTTTGTTTTACTTGGAATACCCTTGTCATCAAAGGTAAGATACACAGAGTTTCTCCCAAATCCTACATTCTTAATGTAGTCTTTCCTTGTTATTGCGAGATGCCTTCCTCCCTTTGCAATGCGTTGATGATATCCGTCGTCAACTCCATCAAAGGGAAACTCTTCTAACGAATCCCTCCGAAAACCATAAACAGAAGAAACAAAATCATTAACAATATTACAATTAGGTCTTTCTTCCAAAATTTTGAATCGTTCATCATTTGGGTCATAATTGTTGTAATTGAAAAGAGATATTGCTGAAACATCTTCATTGCTCTTAAGAGCATTTACCGCTGTAGAAAGCCATCCATCTTCAAAAGTAACATCTGTATCAATTTTGAATAAATATTCTCCTTCAGATACTCCTAGACAATTCTGAAATGACTTACCAACACCTCTATTCTTACCCCCAACAATAATAAGTTTTGAGAGTTTTTGTGCTCTCATAAAACTATACGCTATATCTACTGATTCATCCATTTCCCCTTCACTTCCATCAACGTTAACAATGATCTCACAAGGATAATCAACCGTTGCATGAAGTGTGTCAAGACAATTGATTAACATCTCTGGCCTTTTATATGAAAGAATGCATAAACTAGCAAGTCTCATTTTACGTATCCACTTACCTTTCTTGCTAGGAATGCATGGGCTGGTTGCTTTCTCCATCCATAAACGAGCTTATCATGTGCATAGTCAAGTTCCCATACGAACTCAAAGTCTTTATCTAGATATTCATGGATGACTTCAGGGTTAACGTTGTGTGCATGGGCTTCATGGGGGTGAGAGTAAGCATTATCAATTGCGTGAATCATTGCTACATATGCTCCAGGTTTCATAAATGTGTAAAGTTGTCGTAAGAATTCTTGTGGTCTGTCAAAATGGTCTAGCGCATTAGTAATAATAATGAGATCAGCAAATTTCAGATCACCTTGTATATCTTCTGCTTTTTTACTGAGACCATTATAAATTGGGTAGTTCTTTTTGTATTCATCAATGAGGGGATCAATACGGGTTGTCAGTCGTGATTTGAGTACCGTTGAAACGCCACCAAACGGCCCACAACCGATGTCATACACATGCATGTCAGAAGTATCAAGCGCATCAAGTCCCATCTGTTTTCGCAGGAGAGGATAGCGGATAATCTCCCTGATCCTTTTATCTCTATTGATTTGTGAATCATCAGAAAACCAAGAATCAAGTTCAGATTTTTGCGTCTTATCAAAATTATTTGCTTTTGTATTCATCAAGCATTAATTGAATCCCCTGCTTGGGACTCACGGTTGGCTTCCACCCAAGTGCTTTTTGCACTTTTGTTGTATCTGATATGTAAATTCGTTGATCTGCATGTCTCCAAGGTTTGAATTCGAGCGTCGCTCCCTTTCCTGATATATTTTCAATATAAGAAATTGCTTCGATAAGAGAAAGCGTATTATCAATACCTCCTCCAACATTGAAAACATTCCCCTTAACAGTACTAATCTTCTCTAGCTCATCAAGATAAAGATTTGCAACATCTGAACCAAACAACATATCTCTTACCTGTTTACCATCTCCGTAAATATTGATCTTTCCATCTCCCATCCCAATAGATCGAATGAAGAAATCAATCCACCCTTGATCTTCCACGCCTTTTTGATAAAGCCCATAGATGCAACTCATACGATTAATAACAACAGGAACATCATACGTGTGAAAGTATTCTTGACAGTACGTGTCCCCTGTAAGCTTTGATGCACCATAAGGTGAGTGTGGGTACTTTTGGAATCCGTCAGTTGTAAAGCCTTCGTTAATACCACGAGGCGTTACCCCATCCATCCATCCTTCTTTTGGTTGGTTCCACTCATAACGAGTCTCTTGTTCTTTTAAGGGAATAGTGTTAATCATGTCAGAATAACACTTGTTTGTTGATGCGTAGATTACGGGGATTTTACCATGAGTTCGTGAGTATTCAAGAACATTTATTGTTCCTTGGGCATTAACCTCGAAGTCATAGAGAGGATGAGCAATGGACCAAGGAATACCAGGGTTTCCAGCTCCATGCCATATTCCGACTATTTCTCTCTTAGGTAGTCTTCCGAAATCTTCTTGATTTCTAACATCTCCTCTAAATATTTCTACTCCATGTTTTTGTAAGATAGCAATGTTCTCTTCAGATCCTTTTCTTATTAAGGAATCAAAAGCAATTACTTCGTATCCTCTTCTTCTTGCTTCTAGGCTGATATTTGTACCTATAAATCCAACTCCTCCAGTGCAAATTAAAGTACCTTTATTCATTTTAGAAACCTCACTCTTCCTCCCCACGTATCAGTTTGTCGATGACAAGAAACACAAAGGGTTCTTCCATTATCTATTGCATATCGCAAATCAGGATACAAGCTCCATGGCTTAATATGATCTGCTTCCAGTTTACCTCCACGAGTATTACAGGTTTGGCAGGTGTAATCATCCCTCATAAAAACTGCGGTTCTCCATATGATGTAATCTTGTCTTTGCATTAACATTTGTCGTTCACTTTTAGTTCCACCCTTATAATTTGCGGGTCTTACTCCTACTCTTTGTGCCGACATCATTGCTTTAGATTCAAAAGAATGAGTTTTTCCTGTGAATGGATTTTTAACAAAACTATTATGTCCTGTTATATATTTTTTACAACGTCCTTTATAAATAGTCGTAAAGTCTCCACATCCACAAGCGCACTTAATTGGTTCAGGGATGGGGTTTGTCATGAATCTACCGTTAGCTCCTCGTATTTTCATAAGATAGTAATAATGCTAAACAATTCCTTCATACTTTTCAATGAACAAATCAACATCTCGCATGTATGATATAGCTACTTTAATTTCTTTGTCTTCCCATTCCCACCATTTAATAAGAGATAATCTCCTTATTTGTTCGTTAGTAAATCTCTTTCTTAATACCTTCCAAGGGTTTCCGATTGCAACAGTATAGGGAGGGACATTTGATCCAATAACTGAATTTGAACCAATAATTGATCCGTCTCCAACTGTTACTCCTTCAAGAATCGAAACATCTTCTCCAATCCATACGTCATGTCCAACGGTAACTTTACCATCCATTTTAGAAGGATAGTAATCTACTCCCCAAACTTCTTTAAAAGGAAACTGAGTTACTGCTTGTGGGTTTTCAACACAAGGATGTTGCCCAGAGATAATCTTTAACCCTGACGCAATACTACAAAAGTTACCAAACGTTAACAAAACACCTTCATAGCATTTTATATCGTCTGGAATAAACGTATGCCTTCCTGCGATTATAATGAGATGTTCCCCCCTCGAATGATGTAAATTCCTGCACCGAGAAAAATTACTCCAACAAGAACATTCCAATACCATGCTCCTAACCCAACACCAAAGAGAAAAGTAAGTCCAACTGCTGCTAGTAGTAACGCTATTCCTACAAATGCCAAAATGATTCCAATTATCTTTATGATTATTTCTGATAAACTCATATTATCTCACCCCATTTCTTATCTTTGTTAACCTCGTATATTCCCTTGTGAATGTTATCTTCTGATATCTTGCCATTTCTTTCTGCTGCATCATATATATTGTACTTGTAAAAGCTCTTATCATGCCACTGATGGATTACTGCAATATCAGAGAATTTACTTACTCCATGACCTATAAGCGCAAGCCTATTGAATAGATCAAAATCATCAAACCCATGCCCCTCAAAGCTTTCATCAAATCCCCCAACTTTGAGTAGCCATTCTTTTCTTGTTGCAAAGAGGACTCCAGCATTACAATGCTTCTCCCCTGTTATTCCCCAATCACTATCAGGTGCTTGATCGTTTTGGGGACGATGTGAATCAGTTAGCACTGCATAGGGGTGAGTGATAATCTTACGAGGATCTGCAAAGGATTCTTCTGGTAAGTTCTTATATATCTTCTCCCCCATTGTCCATACTTGAGATGCAAGAATTGTATTATCTGGATATTCTTCCATCTTCTTTAAGAGTTGTTCAATCGTATTGCCAACATGAAGACCTTCTGGTTCTGTAAAAATGATAACATCACCTGTTGCTTGTTTAATGCCAACATTACGGGGAATACAAGAAATGCGTGGTTCAGTATGATCTATATAGATGTATCTCATATCCACCCTGATAGACCAAATTGGCTCGATAAGATCCTGTGTTCCGTCAGTTGAACCATCATCTACGATGATTATTTCATCTGGTAAAACATCTTGGCAAAGAATAGTTTGTAATCCTCGATTAAGTTGTTCTTTACGATTATATGTACAAATTACTATAGACGTGCTCATAATTGTTTCATAAACCTTCCTGTTTTCAAATCTTTATTTGGATTTTCCATTGTCGTTTTCCATTTACCTACAAAAGTTTTACCTCGCTTAACCCAATCATATTGTCGATGACATTTAATACAAAGTTGAGTCCAGTCACCTATATCTCGTAAGTAATACCCTGAAACATTTGCCCACTCATATTTAACCTCCTTATGATCTAGATCAAATGAACAATGAATAGGTTTACCAAGAGTTCTTGTTATCCATGTGTGAATTCCTGAATACGTAATATTCTTTTTCAAGTTACCATGATTAGGATTATTTGATCCTTTATTTGCACATGATTTGCAAAGTATTGATTTGCTCCAAATATTTTTATCACACTTTAAGCAGTAATTAGTTTTAGTTTCTGGCATATTATTTCCTTATAATACCCCATTCAATTTCCTGATTAGCTATTAGTCTTAGATCATCTCTGTCAACAATATCATCTAGGTGTGCATCTTTCATTCGTTGTTCATTACGCTGCATAGCACTTCCCATGACATCAGGATTAGGATGAGAATGGAACTGATGGATTGCTTCCATCTCCTTATCGACAACCTGTCCATGTCCTGCAATACGAAGTCTTGTGCATAGCTCTATATCATCAAATCCCCATACTTCAAAGTCTTCTCTCCACCCACCAAGCTTCATGAGCCACTCTTTCATATAAAGACAGGCAAATGTTGCTTGCATGTTTACTGTTTTACAAAATCCATTTGGATCATAGGGTCTTGGTTCAGTAATATAATCTTCAACAATTGATTCTGAGAGAAATTGTTTAGGCCTAGTATAGGCCAAATCTCGTACATGAGAGTTTGGTTGTCCATGATAAATAGTTCCAACAGAAACAATGTCTTCTGGATGTTCATTGTGCTGTTTTAACATCTGAGGAATAATATCAGTAACCCAGATTAGCTCTGGTTCTGTCGTAACAATAATGTCACAGTCAGTATTCTTTATTCCAATATTGGAAGCAAGTGATCTTGTTGTCCATTCAGGATTGTTATTGTAGATATATCGTATTGGTAGACGACTTTCAAACCCTTTACAGACCCATTCTGTTGCATCAGTCTGTCTATCTGAACCGTCATCAATAACAAGCACTTCATCTGGTAATGTGAGATGCGTTAATCGTTCAAGGCTCTTTTCAAGGAGAGTCGATCTGTTGAACGTAGTAATTAATAAACATGTCTTCATACTATTTTTGCAATTATATCAATAAATCTTCGTTCATATGTATGCTTATCAAGTGCTTCCTGTTGCATTTTCTGTGTAAGTGCTTTCCTGTCTATCTCGTTAATAATGAATTTATAGAATTTTTCTAAAAACATAGCACTTCCTTTGAATGAAACACTGTCAGAGTACTCATTTATTTCTGGAAATCGTACATCATCAATCATCTGAAAACAGCCCATCATATTCAGTTCAAAGAATCTATTGTTAGGACTCGATGCCTTGACCATCCCTTTATTTGCTATAGGCATTTCATCTGACAATCTATGAAGATTAAGCGCCACCTTTGTCCCCCTGTAGTATTTGATGTACTCTTCTGCATTAAGTCCTGTATTAATAATCTTTTGTCCTGTAGTATCAGGAAGAAACTCCCACCCTGTTCCCGCTATAACTACCTTGTAGTCTTTAAGGTAAGGCAGAACTTCCCTAAAGAACTTGAGCCTAGAAGGATATGCTGCACCAATAAAACAAAGATCCGAACGGTACTCAAAGGGAACGTCTATAGTCTTAGCAAGGTCTTTATCAGCAGCGTGAGGTACGTGAATAAACTTGTTTGGGTCCTCTGACTTTAGTGCTTCAACAGATGATTTGTCCTGTAGTAGTACTTTACTGAAGAAGTGATGATACTTTCTGATATAGTCTATCTCCCAAGGCTGTTCCCAATCCCACAGTATCTTGTGACAAGTGATCTTTTCTATTCTGTCTATAGTATCTTTATCAAACTCCTTGAGAAAATGGTGGAAGAAGATTACTACTTGTGGTTGAAATTTGTCATATGACTCTTCCATGTTCCAAAGGGGAGATTCAATGTAATCAGCATTCATTCGCTTTAATGAATTAATCATTCCTTGTGGAAGCCCACCGTATCTTGATGTGATAAAAAGAATTTTACCGAGCATAATTATTTTTGTAAATGCACTTGAAGATTCCAGCCATGTTCCAAAAGTTCCCAGACCACCTTGAATTTACTTGTTATTCCATACTCTTCTCTTGCATCAGCAGTTGTCGGATCATCACAGAAGTAATCAAAGGTTCGTCTGACAAACATCTTCTTATGAGTCGGGTCTTGCGCCCACGGTTCTGTGAAAGCAAGCGGTGTTGATACTTCCATAATCGCTCCAGGTTTCATAACTCTGTAGCAGTCATTAAATAAAGGAATGACTGTATCTAGGTGTTCAATTAATTGGTGGCATCGAATTCCTTCAATATCAAAAAGTGCTTTAGGAAACAATTTATTTAATTCATATCCATTCTCAGGGAGTGGTAGTCCTTTGTTTAGATCCCAAACAATGTCAGCCGTTGATACAAGATCAATGTTGATATGTCCAGGTGCTTTTGTATTATTTGTCCCTCCTCCTAGGTCAAGTCTCATTCTACTACCTCATATCCTGCTTCATAGTCAAAAACTCCTGAAGGAATTTGAAACCAAGAATCCATTACCCACATTGGGTCGTTTTTTCTATGTCTATCAATATTTTTATTACAATCAATACACAGATTTATCTTCATAACTACCAGTTATACTATACTTCCTGTTGCCACTCAATAGGAGGAACCCAGCTTATTTTCCAAGATTCATATGCTTCTTTACTTGCTTCTATTAATCCATAATCAGGATCTTCTGATCCAAAATGTCTAAGATTTATTATCTTTACAAATTCAGGGATTTTCTCTCTTCGTGCAGAAATTACTTCATGTTCGTGATGCCATCCTAGTAGTTCTTTATCAAGAGAAAAGACTGCACCAGTTTGAACAAGCTGTAACCCGAAAGATCCATCTTCGCATCCAGCCCCAATATCTTCTGGGTACTTTCCTGCTTTAAAAAACAATTTTCGGGGTACTAATAATGATCCCCCAAAGCAACTCAATCCATATGATATTCCCGTATTTTTCTCTTCTACGGGGTGATCTAAAAATGATTGCCATCTCACATCTTGTTGGTAATTGGCAATATCTGACTCATACCATCTTGGTGTCCAAATGAGAGGAGTCTGCATGTAATGGTATGGTCCAATAATTACACGGTTAGGATCAGGATCTTGTAAATAATCGTCTATAAGACGTTGAATTCGATTAGGTGGTAGCATAACGTCAGAATCAAGAAAGTAATACGCGTCAGTATCAGTATCTGCTGCTCGTGCTCCTTGATTACGTGGTTTTGAGGCATTCCAATCATGCTCACGAGGCCGTTTTATGTACGTTAACTTTGGCAAGATTCCTTTAAGAGCTATCTCTTCTGTTCCATCATCTGACCCATCATCAACAAGAATTGTCTTGACGGTATGTTGTGGCTGAATCTCTTGATTCTTTAAACAGTAAAGGACTCGTCCAATATTATCTTTTCTGTTATATGTTGGAATGATTATTGTTAGTTTCAACTTGATGCCTCCTTATTGTCAAGATTTGGGTCCCATCCTGGAAGTGGCTCTTTCTCAGGTTGTAAGTACACGTGAAGCTCTCTTTGCTTATGAACAGTAATGTTTGTTGTATCCTCAGTATATGGAGGAGTCCAGTCATTAAGAAGAATCTTCCAATAACCTTTGACATCTGGATTGTGGTAATTGCCAGGAGGATTACTGGTAAAGTAATGGAATGAAGTCTCTGAAAACGCTCGAACATGTGAAGGATCTCCAAATGCTGCGACATATCCAAGAGGAACAATAATATCCATATGTCCATTAAAGATTAGCACTCGATAACATTCATTGATAAGGTGAAAGAGATTGTCGATATGCTCAAGGACATGGTGTGCTTTGATTTCATCAACAGAATTGTCTTTGAAAGGTAATT